TTTGAGCAAATGTACCAGCAACACCACCACCAGATACAGAGTAAGTCCCTGTCAAAGTTGATCTTGGCTGATTAGATCTAAAAAACACAACACTACCGACAGCACAGGCAGAGAAACCTACATCCCCCGCTTGAGAAAAGTCGCCTCTTGAGATTTCATAGGCAGTTTGGGCTGTGCTTGTATTTGCTGTCACTGTAACACCCACAGCACTTCCGTCCAAAGTAACTGTGACTGTGCCGCCACTTGTGGCAGCAGTAGTGATTGTGAGAGTTCTAATCTCCATTTGAGCGGTTGAAATATGGAAAATACCAAAATCTGTACCGCTATAACCAAAGTAATAGCCGCATTCTTCATTGCCAATGCCAGCCAACTGATAGTTGTTTGCCACACCAGTTTGAAAAATAGCAGTTAGTCTTGCTAAACTTCCTTGTCCCGGACGATACTTGATCCCTCTTCTCCCTTTCAAGGAAGCCCAACTTGAAGCAACTACTCCTGCTTTCACTGTAGCAACACCGCCTGCTGCTGTTACAGTCCCGCCGCCATAAGTTCCTGTAGTACATGTCAGATCACTAATGATGTTATATACAAAGTCAAGTTGTACTACTGGCACTTCTTGGTGAACAAAAATAGAACCGAATGTACCAGCAGGACCGTCGATATATACTGGTGTTATTCCATTGATTGATTTTCTTGATTTTAGATCTGTAGATCCCATATATGAGGCACTCCAAAGTAATGGCAAAGCCTCAAACTACGACAACAGGCAAGATTATGTGATAAATAGATGTTTTATAAAGAAAAAGCCAAGAAAAACCTTTTTACTAGTTGGCTCTTCTTGGCTTTGTATTTGGTGGAGATGGAGGGAATCGAACCCTCGTGTTGAATAACTCTGCTAATCCGTCATTCACAAGGTTAGTCTGCTAAATACTGGAAAATAACACAGACAATTTATTCTCCCACGAAAGCCTTTTTTCGCACCACTCATTTTTTGAGGAAATGAGAAACCTAAATGCCATTTTGGTTTAGAAGGTATGGCTACCCCCGATTATGCAGCTAAGGCATAATCAACATAAGTGTTTGTGTTTGCACTTATTATTTTCAGCGGTTTTACAGAGTCCTTCGCTGCCCTCTGCCTTGCACGAACTAGTTTCATTACCCAGTCGAAACCATTTCATCCCCATATTTCAAAGATCATTGCCCCCTCACCATCCTACTTTAGTGTCGATGAGGGGGCTTAAGTTAGAAAATGAACGGTTCTCTCACATTGCCGTCTTGTTATCCCTTCGTTGATATTTTATGCCTTCGTAAAGGGCATTGAAGGACTATCTCCTGTTGTTGTTTCATCATCATACAATAAGCATTTTCTAACTCGATGACTTGTTCTAAATATACACCTTTTTCAAAATAAGTCAAGCATTTTCTTCAAAAAAACTGGTAGTATTGTATTTTCTTAGTAAATCATCTGTAGAAATCACATCTTTTCCAATGAAATTAGCAACTTCTGCTCTGGTTTTACAAACTGAGAGTGCTGTTTTGAGCAGAGCATCTCTAACAATAAAAGGTACTGCCTTCCAAATTGGAATTCCATACAGCTTACCATTCACTGGTTTGCTGGCAATCTCAAGTTTGAGTGCGATCAAATCTTCAAGTGAAATTGAGGAGACGAATATCTCAGCCTCTTCAGGCAACTTTCCTTCGTTTCTCAACTTCCTAATAACACTATAACTTTTCCTAGTTTTCTTACTGTTTTTCATTTTTTATTTGACTTATTGAAAAATATATGCTATAATCTCTATTATTATTATACTAGTTATAAATGGTTATGTTCAAAACAAATTGGAATACAGGCACTAGTGAAAGAATAGAATTTGCTGATATTATACAGCAGATCAACTTACACTGCAAGCAAAATGGTACTGTTTATATTGGTACTGATTCTTTTTTTGTTAAAGATGACTGTATTTTTTCTACTGCTATCTGTTTATATGGAGCAGACAATCAACAAGGTGGTAGATATTTCTATACTAAATCTAGACTAAACAAAAATCAATTTCCTGAACTTAGCCTTAGAATGATCAAAGAAGCAGAAAGTACAATTTCTTTAGCAAACTATATTATCGAAAAAGAACCAAATGCCAAACTAGAACTGCATTTAGACATTAGCCCACAAGAAAACAACCAAGGAACAAGTCATTTAGCCAAAATGTTAGTTGGTTATGTGAAAGGTTCTGGATACGAATGTAAAATCAAGCCGTATGCTTTTGCGGCTGCTTCAATTGCGGATAAACACTCGAAATGAATTCTTTTTTTCTTTGTCTTGCTGCTCTTTCCATGAACCTACACAATGCTGAAGTTATTTGTGAACACTCAGTAGATATTATCGAACAATCAGAAAAATATAATGTAAAACCCTCGCTTATTGTTGCTGTTGGTAGAGTTGAGAGTAGATGGACTCCTGATGCAGAAAGTTATGGAAATGCATGTGGTGTCATGCAGGTTTTACCAAAATATACAAAGAACCCAAAAAGATCTTGTGAAGACTTGAAAGACCCAGAAGTTGGTATTGAGGTTGGAGCAAAGAAACTAAACTACTGGATTTACAAATACGGTAAAGGAAATAAAAACACTGGTCTTTGTGGATACAATGCTGGTTTTCGCTGCAAGGGTGAAAATAAAAATGCTGGTGGTTTAAACTATGCTAAATCAGTGCTAAAGTGGGAAAGAAAGATAAATAAGTCTTTCCGCAAAGAAAAGCACAAATACGAAAAGAAAAATGTTTTTGACTATTTATTCTCGCTAGTTAAGAACATAGGAGACTACAATAATGAGTGATTTGAACTTACCTACCCTCGATATTGAGGACATTGATGTAGAAGAAATTGAACAAACCAAAATGGATCTTATCGAAGACGAAAGTGGTGGAGCCATCCGCTATGGTATCGTCGGTTCTGGTCAAGGTGGCGGAAGAATGGCTAAAGCATTCTACGACCTCGGATACAGAAAAACAATCGCATTCAACTTGGCTGAATCTGATTTGAACCACTTAGGTCTTCCAGAAAACCACAAGCATCACTTGAAATATGATGGTGCATCAGGTGCTGGTAAAAACCATGCTGTATCGAAGCAGGCTTTTGATGATAGAAGCCAAGAAGTATTCAACAAATTCAAAGAAGTTTTCGGTGACAAGATCGACCGTATTTTGATTTGTGTTGGTGTTGGTGGTGGTACCGGCGGTGGTAGTGTCATGTCGCTTTTGGATACAGCCAAAAGATATTTTACTTACATTGGTGTAGATAATCCAAATGAAAGAGTCGGTGTTATTGCTTCTCTTCCAACCACGGGGGAATGTGCTTCTCCAGTTGTTGCTGAGAATTCATATGACAGAATGACAGAACTTTGTGATGCAGCAGAGGCAGGACAGTTTGCTCCTTTGGTTATTATCGACAATGATAAAATCAAGAAGTTGTATCCTCGTTTGACTGTAAAACAATTTTGGCCAACACTCAACAACACAGTTGCTGGTCTTTTTCATATTTTCAATCTTCTCTGCACAAAGAATTCCGATTACACAGTATTTGACCCAGCAGACTACGAAAGCATTATGAAAACAGCAGGTTGTATGATTTTTGGTGCTACAACAATCAAAGATCCAGAAAGTCCAACTTCTGTTTCGCAAGGACTTCGCAACAACTTGGAAAAAACACTTCTTGCTAGTGGATTTGATCTCACTTCAGCAAAAGGTGCTGCTTCGATTATCGTTGGAGGAACTGTTCTTTATGAAACCGTTCCGGGTCTAATGGATAATATCGAGTACGGATTTGATACTTTGGCTACCTTGACTGGTGGAGCAATCATCCACAGAGGTATCTACGAAGATCCAGAAAGAGAGAAATTGGTTGCTTACACAATCGTTGGTGGTCTCAAGTCGCCAAAGAAAAGAATCGAAGAGCTTAAAAAATTCCTTGTTTTGAAATAAGCTCTTGAAATGCTTCAAAAAATACTCATCATCATATTAGTATTCGCACCACTCCTTTCTCAAGCAAAAGACATACATAAAGTTTGGGAAAGCGAGTGTGGGTACTGCCACACTTCTTTTGAAGATTTAGCAATACAAAATGGAAAAAGAACAAGACAGTATGTATCCAACTACATATTCAGGCATGCTAATGATATAAATGAGAAATTTGGAGATATTTTATCAAAAAAAGATATCGATACACTTGCAATTTTTATTCTAATAGAGTATTATATCTTAACTTTGCCTGATAAAAGAGATACTATCAGGTTATGAGAGCACCAGTAGCTCAGTTGGATAGTAGCAACCGCCTTCTAAGCGGTAGGTCAGAGGTTCGAGTCCTCTCTGGTGTGCCACAAATTTAAAAAAGAGGTTTTTATGGATAAGTATTGGAATATGAGAGCGGACGACGGAGGACGACAACCTGAAGGACCGGTAATGATGGCTGGATCACCAGATGACAGCAGAGTATCAGGCGATAATAATAAGATTTATTTTTATTCTGGTGTTACTCGTCAAGATAATCTTATGCTGAATAAGCTGCTTCATGCTACCGGTCATAAAATGGCAAGCATTCAGAGGGTTTATCAACTTCCAGAGCCTCCAAAGGTTCACCTTCATATCAATTCATATGGTGGTTCTGTATTCGCAGGTTTTAGCTCTGTAGATTATATTAGAAATTGTCAAGTACCAGTTGTATCAGTGATTGACGGTTGTGCTGCTTCTGCTGCTACAATCATGAGTGTCGTTGCTCAGGAACGACTTATGCATGAGCATGCTTTTATGCTGATTCATCAACTTTCTTCAGGCATGTGGGGCAAGTTTGAAGCAATGAAAGATGACATGGAAAACAACCAAATGCTTATGGATAAGATTATTGGTATCTACGAACAACACACCAAGATCCCAAAATCAAAAATCAAAGACATTCTCAAAAGAGATCTCTGGTGGGATGCAAAAACATGTTTAAAGTATGGTTTGGTTGATGATATTATCACACCATGAACCTTTCAAAAAACAATAAAGTAACCATCCTAATTAGTGGTGCCTTCAATCCCCTTCATCTAGGGCATCTTTTACTTCTAAAACATGCAAATTCATACGGCGAAGTCATCGTCGCTTTGAACAGCGATGAATGGATAAGGAGAAATAAAGGTTATCTTCTTTTCAATTATGAAACTCGTAAAATGTTCTTGGAAGACTTTCCTTATGTCTCTAGAGTAGTTGAGTTTGATGATTCTGATGGAACAGTTTGCGATGCTATTAGAAAAGTAAAACCTACTTTCTTTGGAAATGGCGGAACAATAAGGAACACTTCTATTCCTAAAGAAGAGTTTGAGCTTTGTAAAGAATTGGATGTTGTCCCTGTTTTCGGCCTTGGAGAAAGCGAGGATATGATTGAAGAAAAGTATCTCGTTCTAACTCAAGACTCAATCCTTCGTCATGCTATCAATGAGCTTGATAAATTAGATAAGTTTAGAGAAATACACCAGCAGCAATAAGCAAACATGCTTGATGCAATAACTGGTCAAAGCCTAAAAGACTGATTGGACCCCAAAGTTCAAGCCGTTTGTGTATGGGCTTTTTAACATCGGGGTCCAATCTAAGTGCTGAAGAATTGTCAGAAATGATCCTACTTGTGATAAAATCAACTACATAATGAGCGACGAAAGTAGCAGTACTAAATAGCAATGCTTCTTGTACTCCAACTACGAGCAATAACCCGGCATAAATTGTACCGGAATAGATTATTGTGTGGTACAAAAGTACCATATAGTCTTCTGACTTTCTAAGGGACATGCTATATGGTTGGAAGATATAATCTCCAAGATAGTGCAAAAATAATATATATGCAAATAGTCCAATCGAAATCATTAGCCTGTCCTTACTATAAGTATACGATTAGGAATGAAGTTTTGTAAAATTTTGTTGACAAATAAAAAAAGATTTATTATATTACTAAAACACTAAGTCGGAATGGTGGAATTGGTAGACACGACAGACTTAAAATCTGTTGCTCTTTTGAGTGTGGGGGTTCAAGTCCCCCTTCCGATACTAAAAGTTCAAATCACTTGGGGCACTCATTGGTGAGATACCTAATGTTTCTGAAAGGGAAAAGGTATCTTCTTTTTGAGTGCCTTTTCTTTTTTGTTCGCCCATTACGATAGAATTGTAAACAAATTGACGAAGTTCTTTGATTGGTGGTGATACGGACACAACCGGGAAGTAGACATTTACAGAATGGATCATGCCAACAATTTCATCATCTGCATTGAAAATAGGAGATCCAGAACTGCCGCCCATTGCTGGGATTGAATAGTAAGCCTTCATTCCTTTTTGACCCATATAGAACCCTTCTAAGAGAGGGACAACATCTTCGTAGAAAATGCCAACAGGAGCAGCAACATTGTAAACTCTCTCACCTTCCTCTAATGAAGTGGTGGCAGAAGCTACTTTTGCTACTTTGGTTGTGTAAAGGTTGTGAGCAAAGAGAATACAAGTATCAATCGTATGATCCATATTTATAATATCTGCTGTGTATTCTCCAAGTTTAAAGTTTACAGCCTTCATGAAGACCTCAACTTTTTTTGCTCCAACTTGCTCTGCCATTGCAAGAGTTTCTGAGTAGTCACAAACATGAGCGGCAGTTAGCACATACGATCCGCCACTAGTTCTCATAACAACAGCACCAGAACCCGTCGACAATGCATCTTTTGTCAAACATTCTTCTGGATTTTCAGGATTACAAAGAGTGATTTTGATGTCCTGCTTTATCTTGACAAAAGTGTCTCTCGCATCTCTAGAAAAATCTAAATTTGAAGTAGCACAAGAAATAGTTGAAACACTAAGTAAGAATAATGCTATGATATGTAATGAAGCGATTCGCATACTGTAAGTAGTTTTAAAAAAGTTTATACTTTATTATTTTCTGGTAGTATTTATAACACGAGGTAATCCTGTGAAAAAAACATTTGTATTAGACACCTGTGTATTTTTGTCTGACCCAAACTGTCTAAAGCAGTTCGAAGAAAATGATATCGTAATTCCTCTCAAAGTTTTAGATGAAATCGATAAAAACAAAGCTAGACAGGATGGTGCTGGATTCAATGCCCGCCATGTCATTCGTATTCTAGACATTTACCGAACCAAAGGAAGCCTTTTCAAAGGTGTATCCCTTGGAGAAAATAAGGGAAAACTGTTTGTAAAACACTATGAGACAGAAGACTTACCACACGACTTCGACCTTAGTGTTCCAGATAACCAAATCATTGCAACTGCTCTAACAGAAAAAGCAAAATACAAAAGAAAAAAAGTCATTGTTGTATCGCAAGATATCAATATGCGAGTCAAGTGTGACTCGCTTGGTCTTTTGTGCGAAGATTATATTGCTCACGATACAGTAGAAAATAAAGACGAAGTATTTACAGGTCTAACCAAATACCTTGTTGACGAACAAGTTGTTGATTCTTTTTATGCTGGTGAAAAAATATATGCTGACAAAGACGAGATCAGATTGTTCTCAAATCAGTATGTAATGCTTGTTTCAAATGCGAATGATAAAAAGACAGCACTGGCTAGATTCTTTAGCTACAATGATCCATTAGCGAAAATGTACAACACAGATACAGTGTGGGGAATTGATGCTAGAAACAAAGAACAAACATTTGCCTTAGATCTATTGATGGATCCAGATGTCGAAGTCGTATCCCTTATTGGTCAGGCTGGTTCTGGTAAGACATTATTAGCAGTAGCGGCTGGACTGGAACAGGTCTTAGGCGAGGAAGCCGAATATAAAAAGCTGATTGTTTCTCGTCCAATCCAGCCACTGGGAAATGATATCGGCTACTTACCCGGAACACTTGAGGAAAAAATGGATCCTTGGCTCATGCCGATCAAAGATAATCTAGAGTTCTTAATGGGAAATGACAGAGATACTGTAAAAATGTATTTTGAAAGTGGTGTTATTGAAATCGAAGCAATCACTTATATTCGTGGTCGATCAATTACCAATGCTTTTATTATCATTGATGAGGCCCAAAACTTGACAAGACACGAACTAAAAACCATCCTTACTCGTGTTGGCGAAGGGACAAAGATTATTCTAACTGGCGACATCGAGCAGATCGACAACATCTACATTGATGAAACTTCAAATGGTTTGACCTATGCAGTAGAAAAGTTCAAGGAACATGACATTGCAGGTCATATCACCCTCCAGAAAGGTGAGAGATCTAAAGTTGCAACTCTAGCAGCAAAGATTTTATAACTTTTTTCTTGACAAAACTTAAACATTACTTTATATTATGTATACTTGGACCTATAGCTCAATGGTTAGAGCATCCGGCTCATAACCGGCAGGTTCTCGGTTCGAGTCCGAGTGGGTCCACCAAATGGAGAATATAATGACTAATACAATTGAGTTCACAGAAACAGTAGAAGATGCTAACGAAGTTTTAGACGAAGTGGTAACTCCTGAGAATGAACTTAAAACAATGCTTGTAAATTATGTTGGAGAAAAACAAACCCCAGATGGTGATCAAGTAACAGTAGAGATGATTGTAGAACAGCTTGCTACAGAATTTCCAGAGTTTGTTCTTGCGGTAGCAGAAGAAAATTTTATTAGAGGATATCAGCAAGCATTGACCGATGTAGAAGTCGGTAGAAAAGCATGGGAAGAAGAACAGCAAGAAAATGAGCAAGAGTGATTACATAAGAGAAAGCCTAAAAAGATCTAAATCTCTGAATCACTATAGCTTATTTGGTTCCGAAATACCCATTTATGTAAAAGACGAACTTATCTTCATAGATGACAAAAGCACTCTAGAAGATGTTATTGAGATCGTAGAAAATTCACTTCCTTCCTTCCTTGTCTCTAATGTAGATGTAATCTATGTTGGGGACTTTTCTCATTTTGAAGAACGAGATACTAATGCAGCCTATGAAAATGGTGCAATCTATGTGATAAATGTCCAAGATAGTGCTATGGATATGGCAGATGACATTGTTCACGAGATTGCACATGCTGTAGAGGAAAGGTTCTATGATGAAATATATGGAGATGGAAGAGTTGAGAACGAATTTTTAGGAAAAAGAGAAAAACTCTACCAAATATTGAAAGCATATGAGGAGCCAATGATTGATTTGGCTTATTTTCAGAATCCAGACTACAATGATAAGTTCGATGAATACCTTTATATGCAAATCGGATATCCAGCCCTCAATGCTTTTGGAAATGGTCTGTTTTATTCGCCATATGCAGCCACTTCTATAAGAGAATACTTCGCTAGAGGCTTTGAAGCTTTTTTCTTACATAAAGACCTCAAAACACTTGCAAATATCAGCCCCATACTGTATAATAGGTTAGAAAACTTAGCAGATATGGAGTAATAATGGCACACATTAGCTTCTCAGAGGCAAAAAACTGGAACTTTTGCCCTTTTTATCACAAATTGATGAACTTAGACAAGGTAAAAGGCTTTCAAGGCAATGCTTTTACCGCTTTTGGTAATGCTATTCACGATACCTGTGAAAAGATGCTTACAGAGGGTTTGGACGATAAAAAGTCATTTTTTCAACTAAGATTCAAGGAAATCCTTGATAATTTGCCCGAAAATGTCGAAAAAACGGGTGATTTAGTAGAAAAAATGAAAGTTCAAGCACCTCCCATCCTTGATGAAGTGCTTCCTGCCCTCCAAGATCACTTTGGAGAGTATGAAGTAGTGGCAGCAGAAGAAGATTTGATGGAATTGATTGAATATTTTCAACCAAAAGAGGTAGAAAAGTTCAAAGGTTTCATTGATTTGATTATCAAAACACCAGATGGTAAATTTCACATCATTGACTGGAAGACTTGCTCTTGGGGATGGGATGCTAGAAAGCGATCTGACCCCATGATGACATACCAACTTACTTTCTACAAACATTTCTGGGCTAAAAAGCATAGTGTGGACCCAAAGATGGTGGAAACTTATTTTGCTTTGCTCAAAAGGACCGCAAAGAAAGACAGAGTAGAGATCTTTAGGGTCACTAGTGGTCCTAAAAAAACTCAAAATGCTCTTAAATTTCTTGAGAAGGCAATTTATAATATTGAAAAGAAAAACTTCATAAAGAATAGGCTTGCTTGTAGCAAGTGTGAATTCTACAAAACGGAACATTGCACATGACTGACAAAAAAATAAAAGTTCTTACCATTAGCGACCACCCACTCTCTCCCTCGGGTGTCGGAACACAAACAAAATACATGATTGAAGCTTTATTGAAGACTGGAAGATATCAAATTGTATCTTTAGGCGGTGCAGTAAAGCATCAAAAGTATGACCCACACAAAGTGGATGAGTATGGAGACGATTGGATTGTTTTTCCTGTCGATGGATATGGAAATCAAGATCAAATTAGATCTATGATTCGAACACAAAAACCAGACATTCTATGGTTTATGACAGACCCTAGATTTTACGAGTGGCTTTGGGCAATTGATAATGAAATTAGAGCACAGGTTCCAATGGTGTATTATCATGTTTGGGATAACCACCCTGCACCTGTTTTCAACAAAGGATTTTATGAATCCAATGACCTCATCGCTTCTATTTCGAAAGTAACACATAAGATTGTGTCAGAAGTTACAGACAAGGTAGATAATGTTTATTTACCACATGCAGTAGATTCAGATGTGTTCAAGCCTCTGTCTCCAGAGGAAGTTGCAAAAGTAAAAGAAAATCAAGGTCTCAAAGATAAGTTTGTTTTCTTCTGGAACAACAGAAATGCTAGAAGAAAAATGACTGGTAGCCTAATTCATTGGTTCAAAAACTTTTCAGAAAAAGTTGGAAAAGATAAAGTTGTTTTGCTTATGCATACTGACCCCAATGATCCATATGGGCAACCAGTTGAGCACCTTATGCAGCACTTTGGACTGACTGAAGGGCAGCTAAGAATTTCTAAAAACAAAGTTGGTTCAGAACACCTTTCCATGATGTACAACATTGCAGATTGTACTCTGAATATTTCTGATGCAGAAGGTTTCGGATTGGCAACTTTAGAATCCTTATCTTGTGGAACACCAATTATCGTAAACATGACTGGAGGATTGCAAGAGCAAGTTACAGACGGAGAGAACTGGTTCGGTATTGGAATTGAGCCAGCTTCGAAAGCTTTGATTGGATCTCAACAAGTTCCTTACATTTATGAGGATAGGATCTCTGAAGAAGATTTCAATGCCGCACTGACAAAAATGTATGAAATGTCTGAAGAAAAAAGAAAGGCCCTTGGTCAAGCAGGAAGAAATCATGTAGAACAAAACTATAGCTTCGAAGGTTATCAAAAACAGTGGGTAGAAGTTATGGATAAAGTTCATGAAGAACATGGTTCTTGGGATAATAGAAAGAAATATTCTCCGTGGAATCTGACAAAGGTAAACTAATAAGGAATCATAATGAGAAAAAAGATTATTGTAAGAGGACCAGTACTGAGCAGGTCGGGATATGGAGAGCAAGCAAGATTTGCTCTTAGATCTCTTAGAAAACATGAAGATAGGTTTGATATCTATATTGTAAATACAAACTGGGGAGCAACAGGGTGGACTGCCCAACATGACGAGGAAAGGCAGTATATCGACTTTCTAATCCAAAAGACTTTTCATTACACCCAAAATAAAGGTCAGTTTGATATGTCTCTGCAAGTAACAATCCCAAATGAATGGGAACGACTTGCTCCTGTCAATATTGGATACACTGCTGGAATTGAGACAACTAAGATTGCTCCACAGTGGGTACAGAAAAGTATGCAGATGGACAAGATTATTGTAACTTCTGAGCATTCAAAAAATACACTAGTAAACACAACTTACCAAGCATACGACAAAAACACTAATCAACCTGTTGGCAATGTATCTGTAAAGACACCAGTTGAAGTTGTGTCTTATCCTGTAAAGCTTACAGATAGAAAAAGTGTTGATCTTGAATTAGAAACAGATTTCAATTTTCTTATGGTATCTCAATGGGGTCCAAGAAAGAATACAGGAAATTCTATCAAATGGTTTGTTGAAAACTTCAAAGACAATCCAAATGTTGGTCTTATTGTGAAGGGTTTTGTAAAAAATAATTCCACTCTCGATAGTCTTCATGCACAAAGTGTGCTAAAGTCATCTGTAGATCCAGAAGCAAAGTGTAAGGTATACTTGCTTCATGGTGATATGTCTGATGAAGAAATGATTGGTCTATACTCTCACGAGAAAGTAAAGGCTTTGGTTTCTATTTCTCATGGTGAAGGATACGGACTTCCTCTTTTTGAAGCTGCATATACAGGATTACCAGTTGTAACAACAAACTGGTCTGGTCATGTTGACTTCTTGAATATGCCCGAGAAAAGAAGAAAGAAAGGCTCGAAGAAAAAGACAGAAGTTGTTATGCGACCAATGTTTGGTGATGTGGAATATACACTTGGACCAATTCAGAAAGAAGCAGTTTGGGACGGAGTACTCCAAGCAGACTCAATGTGGTGCTATGCAGATCAACAGAGTTATCAACGAGTACTTACAGATGTTGCTGAAAACTACTCTAAGTATGAAGAAAAAGCATCCAAACTGAAAGAGTGGGTAAGAGAAGAGTTCGAAGCAGACAAACAATACGATGCCTTTGCAAATGCAGTCTTACCAGCAGAAGAGGAAAAAACAGAAGAGCCAGTTGTGAGTTTTGACTAATGAAAAATGTTATTCACATAGCAGATTTTTTCTCAAATGAGATCAGAGGAGGTGGCGAACTCGTAGATGAAGTTCTCACCTCTTCTCTCGTTGAGAGAGGCTACAAAGTTGCTAGGGTAAAGTCCCAACAAGTAACAGACAAACTAATCAAAGACAATGCCGAAAAGACTTTTATTGTTTCTAATTTTGTTATGCTCGCTCCTTCATGCCTTCGCTTGCTACAAACTTGTGATTATGTAATCTACGAGCACGACCACAAATACATTGTCGGTCGAGACCCGTCCCCGTTTGAGAACTACAAAGTCCCAGCGAACATGTTGACCAACTTAGAGTTTTACAGAAATGCCAAGGCAGTATTCGCTCAGTCTAAGTTGCATGCAGAAGTAATCAGCAAGAATATTAGAGAAGCAAATGTGATCAACCTTGGCTGCTCTCTGTGGTCTGACGAAGAACTGGATACTCTACAAAAGTATGTAGACACAAAGAAGAACGGCAAAATGGCTGTTCTAAACAGTGCTAACAAAATCAAAGGAACAGCACAAGCAAAAAGTTTCTGTGAGAAAAACGGCATTGAGTACAACCCTATTGTGTCTTTGGACTACGACAACTTTATCAATCAACTGTCCCAGCACGACGGATTGGTTTTCTTCTCGCAAGTACTTGAAACCTTTTGTCGTTTGGCTGTCGAAGCCCGTATCGTAAACTGCAAACTTAGAACAAATAATAACCTCGGTTGTGCTAGCGAGGAGTGGTTCCCAAAGTACAAAGGACAAGAACTTCTTGACTTCGTAAGGTCTCAAAAAACTGAGGTAATCGACAAAGTTGCCGAGGTATTAGAAAGCGAGAAAACAAAAGAGTTTACAACTGCTCCTATTACAGTTATTCTAAATGCATATCGCCGCCCATACAATCTCAAAATGCAGATTGATGCGATTAGAAAGCAAACAACCAGACCAGCACAGATTTGGCTGTGGGTAAACGAACACGAGGATAACATTGGATTTGATTTCAAAGAATTGGACCTTGATAGAGTATTCCACAATGATCACAACTGGAAGTTCTATGGAAGGTTTGCCGCTGCTTTATTGGCTGACACTGAATATGTAGCCATTTTTGACGACGACACCATACCCGGAGACCGTTGGTTTGAGAACTGCTTAGAAACAATGAAAACTAACGAAGGTATCCTTGGTTCTGCTGGTGTCACACTCAATGACAAGTTCTATGTAAGACACGACCGATGTGGTTGGCCAACACAAAACAGTGAAACAACGAGGGTAGACTTGGTTGGGCATGCTTGGTTTTTCAAGCGAGAGTGGTTGTCTCACTTGTGGAGAGAGAAGCCAACAACTTGGGATAACGGAGAAGATATTCAGTTTTCTTACCTCGCCCAGAAATACGGCAATGTTCAGACATACTGCCCTCCACACCCACCAGAAGACAAGAGCCTTCACGGATCTATCTTGGGTAATGAATTAGGAATTGATACAAAAGCAACCTCAACCAACAGTGCTGTATCACATAAACAGTTTTTCAATGAAAGAGATGTATGTGTACAGACAGCAATTAGGGGCGGTTGGGAAACTGTAAAAGGTATAAAAGTATGATTTTATTGAGTTTTGGAACAAGACCAGAGTGGATCAAGATCAAGCCATTGCTAGACCAAATGGACGGCAACATTCCTTATCGTTTGCTTTTCACAGGTCAACACACAGACCTGCTCTCAAAAGTAGGCGAGGACATAGATTTAGTAAAGTTAGAAATCAAAGACGGTCCAAACCGACTTGACTCCATTGTGAGTTCCGTTATGAACTTGGAAGAGATTTTCGAAGGCATAACTTCTGTCTTAGTACAGGGGGATACAACCTCTGCTTTCTCTATTGCTCTTGCTGCTTTTCACAGGAGGATCAAAGTAATTCACTTGGAAGCAGGGCTGAGAACATACGATAAATACCAGCCTTATCCAGAGGAGTTCAACCGACAAGCGATTTCTCGTATTGCAGATGTTCACTTGTGCCCAACAGAACTTAGCAAAATCTTTTTAGCCAACGAAAAAACACAAGGCAGAGTAGAAGTTGTAGGCAATACTGTATTGGATAACCTGCGAGATATTGAGACAGAGTATACAAACAAAGTAGTTGTAACAATGCATCGTAGAGAGAACCACCACAATATGGACGAGTGGTTCAAAGCCATTGATAAGATTGCAGGAGACAACAAAGACTTAGAGTTTATTATACCTCTGCATCCAAATCCTAATGTGCAAAAGCATAAGCATTTGCTAAAAAACCTTAAAATTGTAGAGCCAATCGAGTATAATGAGTTTGTAAAATTGTTGGCTCAAACAAGACTGGTTATTACTGATTCCGGCGGATTACAAGAAGAAACATCTTTTCTGAAAAAGAAATGTATTGTCTGCCGAAAGAAAACTGAAAGACTTGAGGGTGTCAACACTTTTGCTTTTATGTGTCTTGAACCAGAGGATTTGGAAGGTCTTTTCAATCAAGTCAACGAGGACCACATACCTGTTGGCGACTGCCCTTACGGAGACGGACATGCTGCTGAAAAAGTGTATGAGGTCTTGAGGGATGAAGTTTGAAGAAGATTTTTTCAACCTACTTGGAAAACTAAAACAAAACGAACACTTTGCATACACTCGCTTCTCTGATGGCGAGATTTGTGTTATGCAAGATAAAGAACTAAAGCTGGCTGATGATCATGTTGTAATGGGTGAAACTCGTTATGGCTTTGGATATTCAGCAGACGATCACAAGCATTATGATCCCAACGAGCATGGCTTTCTCAAAGACATCTTGATTGAGGCTTACAAATACAAGAAAGAAAACTATTTTGTTGGTGGTATCTGCAAAGATTGTACTTGTGCTTCCAAAGAATTTGCACCTTGGATGCATGATCTATATGGAGACATTGACGACAAGCTTACATCAGCAAATCTCCTTGTAAACTCCAATTATCCTTTGTTTGTGGGACATTTTATTCCAGAACTAAAAAAGAAAAAACTTGTCTTTATTTGTAGTGAGAATGCTGACTTAGATAACAGTGAGTTTGATGTTGTAAAAGATTTCCGTGTAGGAAAGAATTGTATTGTAAACGATCACCATTTAGTTGTTGACATCAAGAAGTGGATAGATGATAATGGTGTAGAAGATCATGTATTTTTGTTCTCTGCAAGCAGTTTGAGTGAAGTTCTTATCTACGAACTTTATAAGCATAACGACAAAAACACATACATTGATGTTGGAACAACTCTCCATCCTTATCTTGGTCTGAGTATCGAAAGAGATTATCTGAGGGCATATCACAAAGGTTTCCCACATCCAGACCTTTACAAATCGTGTGTGTAATGGAATTAGTACAAAACAAACCGGAATATTGGGAATTTATCAGGAACCTTCGCAATCATCCAGATGTGAAAGGTGGATTTATTCAGCAAGAAGATATTGAAAAAGAATCTCACGAACAGTATATGCTTAGATATGGCTTGTTCTTTTATGTATGCTTATATGAAGGACAACCAGCAGGATATGTTGGTGTAATCGATAGAGATATTAGAGTTGCAACACACCCTGATTTCCAAGGCAAAGGTGTTGGAAAGTATATGATAAATCAACTGATGGAAATGAACTCTGATGCATTTGCAAAGGTAAAGATTGAGAATGAAGCAAGCATGAGATTGTTTGAGGCTTGTGGATTCAAAAAGAAATATTATATTTTGGAGAAGGAATAATGCTGCATAATCCATATAAAGTAGTACAAATGTTCGAAGAAGAGGTTGCACACTACACAGGAGCACCATATGCTGTGTCTGTAAACAGTTGCACAAATGCTCTTTTCCTTGCTTGTAAATGGCACAAAGTAGAAGGCAAAGATGTTATCTTGCCCAAGAGAACTTATTTATCTCCTCCTCAATCTGTTATGCAAGCAGGTGGAAATTTGGTATTTGAGGATATTCAATGGCAGGGTATCTATCAACTAAAGCCATTCCCAATCTATGATGCAGCAAAAAGGTTGACATCTAACATGTATATTCCCGGAACAATGATGTGTCTTTCGTTCCATATCAAAAAGCATCTCAAAATTGGAAAAGGTGGAATGATCCTCCTTGATAATCCAGAGGCTGTGAAGTGGCTAAAAGCTCGCAGATATGAAGGAAGAACTGATGGTATGCGGTATCATGAGGATATGATTGATGAAGAGGGATGGAATATGTATATGACCCCAGAGCAAGCAGTTCGTGGTCTTATGTTGATGCAGAACTATCCAAAGCATATGCCTGATATTCCAGAAGACCCTCCTTATCGTGACCTAACAGAATTCGAATTATTCAGGGACATTGAGGTAAGATGAAGACTGCTTTTACGATAAACGGATATTTTTCTAGTAAATCTGATTTGATACACGGAGGATCCGGATCTACTGGTAGGCTTTCACATGAATACTTGAAAAAAGAATTATTTGAAAAAGCAGAAAACGATGTTGATGTATTTATACATTCTTGGGACATAGAGAACAAGCAAAAAATTTTAGATCTTTACGGAGATAGTGTAAAAGATTATAAGTTTGAAGAGCAAATCGATTTTTCAAACAAAATAGATAAACAAACAACAGATTGGTTTGATGAAGGATTTGATAGAGCAAATACAATGTATAAGTCATGTACTTTTGAGACAATTTACAGTTATCTATATGGAAGAAAGAGTGCTATAGATATAAAATCAAATTATGAAAATAAAAACAATTTTACATATGATTCTGTATTGGTCGGGAGATTTGATCTTGGACTAAGAGGCAAAGAACATCCTCAAATTCACTATCCAACCAACATATATTATAGTGAAAATTTAGATATGAATTATGTATATACTCCATATTGGAATCAATTCAATGTAGGCTATGCTGATCATTGGTGGCTTTCAAGCAGTGAAAATGTAAACATTATAGCGACTTGGTATGAAAAGAGTAAAGAATATTTTTCTATCGATAGTGATTATGTAAAGGCAGCAACTACTGGCTGGTTTGATAGCAATAGGCATGATTTGTTTTCTAATGAAGTGTTGAAGAAAAAAGATGATCGATCAAAAGAGCTAATGTGTTTTCGAAAGTGGTATTGTATAAACACTCACCTTTGCTCAAAATGGTTTATGAACGAAGTAGGCTTGTACAATAAAACAAGATCATTCATGTTGTAGGTTTGAGGTTGTATGTTGCAGATAGAAGAAAATCACAAAATTTATAGAAATAAAGATTTTTTTGGAAAAATCAAAGAAAACGAATTTGAAAACAATATGGAACTAATCCATTCCATAAAAAATATGCCTGTAAAATGTTCTATTTCTGATCCTGAAACTGATCATGAAAGCGATTATGTTATGGATTTCAATGTATATATTGACAAGGGAACTGGAATGATTCAAGTGAACCCATTAGTTCCTTTAAATATTTTATATGAAACACAACACAACGATTCAAATGGAGGTGTGTGGCTTCAACATCATAAAGAATTTAAAGATTTTATTTTGAAAAATGGACAACAAAATATAATTGAATTTGGAGCAGGTTCTGGAATATTGTCTAAAATGTTTTTAGAAAATAATAAGGATTATAATTGGACAATTTTAGATATCAATACAGATTTGCTAAAAAGTAGAACAGACATTAGGGTTATAAAAGGAGAGATAAATGACAAGCTTGAATTATCAGATGAATTCGATACATTTGTCCATTCGCACCTCATCGAACACTTATATAATCCAGAAGAATTTCTAGAATTACTTGCAAAAAAAACTAAACATAATTCGAATCATATTTTCTCTTTGCCAAATCTCAAGGTTTGGCTAAAAAAGAAGCATTCAAACACTATATTCTTTGAGCATAGTCTGTTTTTGGAGGAAGAGTATTTAGATTTTCTTATAAACAAAAACGGTTTTGAAATAGTCGAAAAGGCATTCTACAAAGATCATAGTATATTTTATTTTTGTAAAAATAGAAAAACAAATCTATTAGAACACGATATTCCTCCAAATCGATATAGTAAAAATGCAAAAAGATACAAAAATTATGTTGAGACAATTGAAAATTACATAGATTATATTTTGCATAGCATAAAAAAAGATGATCATGTTTTTTTATTTGGAGCACATATTTTTTCACAAATCCTACTAAAAATGGGCTTAGAAGATACAAACATAATTTCCATCTTAGATAACAGTCCAATAAAAATTGGAAAAAGATTATACGGATTTGGTCATCCAATACGGTCCCCGGAAGAAATTTCAAAGTACAAAAATCCCATAGTCATTTTGCATGCCGGACCATATCAGCAAGAGATAAAGTCTCAATTGCTAAAAATAAATAAAAATGTCAAGATATTAGAAACAAAGGAACAATAAATGGTACCATTAGTATTTTATTCACATTCGGATTATTCAGATGTGTGGGCTCCTATGTTCGCACAAACCGATAAATTTCTCAAAGGGTACAAAAAGTATCTTTTCACAGATGAATCAACAGAAGAACTAGACAATGACTGGATTGTAATAAAGTATGATGATTCTCTTCCGTATCAAAAAAGAATGCTTTATTGTTTAGAACAAGTGGAAGAAGACATTATTCTCTTTCATCACGAAGATATGTTTTTATTTGACAGCCCTAATGAAGAAAAGCTAAAAGAGATTATTTCACTTGTAGAGAATGAAGAGATCGACATTGTGAAGCTAGCAAGAGCCAGTTATGATGAGGCACATCCATTAGTAAAAAACACCACACACGAAAATGTGTATGAAAATCCCAGCAACCTCAAGTTTGCAATCCAACCAAGTATTTGTAATAAAGAAAAATTAGAATTCATTTATAGCAAAACTTATGGAAATAGTATTTGGGAATTTGAAGCAAATTCATCAATGATTTGTGATTATTTCAATATCAAGACTGGTATGACTTGGCAAGAAGGTGACAATAAAAGGGGAATGTTTCACTGGGATAGTGGGATTTATCCATACTTTGCAACGGCCATTGTAAAAGGCAAGTGGTCTATTGGCGACTATGGAGACCTTTTAGAAGATATACTAGAAGAAAATAAAGTAGATATTTTAGAGAGAGGAACAGTATGAGTTTGAAACTTGTTATTTTTGATATGGATGGTGTCTTGGTAGATGCCTGCGATTGGCATAAAGATGCCTTCAACCAAGCATTGGAAGAGTTGTGCGGATACAAAATCTCAGATGAAGAACACTATTCCGAATTCAATGGTCTCCCTACAAAAACAAAGCTTGCAAAATTAGCTGAAAAAGGTATTGTAAAAGAAGATAAGAAATTACATAAAGAAATCAACAATCTAAAACAAGAAAATACAATTCGAATTATCGAAGAATCTTGTGCCTATGATAATTCAAAGGTGAATCTCGTAAGCTGGCTAAAGCTAAAAGGCATAAAAGTTGCTTGTTTTACAAATAGTATCAGAAAAACTGCTGAACTGATGCTAGATAAGTGTGGTGTTTTGTCCGAACTAGATTTGTTGGTGACGAACCAAGATGTGAAAGAACCAAAGCCTTCTCCGGAAGGATATCTAAAAGTTCTAAAACATTATAATATTAGCCCACAAGATGCTATGATTGTTGAGGATTCACCAAAAGGAATAAAAGCAGCAACTGCTGCTGGTTGCAAGATCATGAAAGTCGATAATGCAACACAAGTATATACAGAAAATATGAGGAGATTTATACATGAAAGTTTTGATTCCAATGGCGGGTGAGGGAAGTAGATTTGCCAAAGAAGGATACACATTCCCCAAGCCACTAATCGATGTCAACGGAAAGCCAATGATCCAAACTGTTGTGGAGAATTTGGATTTTGACTGCGAATATATTTTCTTGGTTAGAAAAGAACACATCGAAAAATACGAAGGTCTTCTTCATACTCTAGATAGAATTACCAACGATCACTTTAGTTATGTTATTGTTGATGGTCTAACAGAAGGGGCAGCTTGTACTGCACTTTTAGCCGAGCATTTGATCAATGATGACGATGACTTGCTTATTGCTAACTCGGATCAATTCATCGAGTATCACCCTCAAAACTTTTTATCTTTGAAAAATATGACTACGGCTGATGCTGTTGTTTTCACATTCAATGCAGTTCATCCTAAGTGGTCTTTTGTAAAGACAAATGCTCGTGGATTTATCACAGAGGTAGCAGAGAAAAAGCCTATTTCTGATATTGCGACTTGCGGTATTTATTGGTATCGCAAAGGGTCAGACTTTGTAAAGTATGCAAAGCAAATGATTGAAAAAGATATTAGAGTAAATAATGAGTTTTATATCGCTCCAGTTTATAATGAGTTGATTGGTGATGGAAAAACACTTATTCCATTTTATGTCCACAAGATGTGGGGACTTGGAACACCAGAAGATCTCAAATATTATTTAGAAAACAAAAAATGATCAAGATAGCACATCGAGGCAATCTCCAAGGTCCAAACCAGAGATTTGAGAATGAACCGTCTTACATTATAGAAGCCCTAAAAGAGGGTTTTAATGTAGAGGTCGATGTTTGGCTAATGGAAGACAGACTATATTTGGGTCATGACATACCAGAGTATTTGGTAGGTTTAAACTTTCTAAAAAACGATAAATTCTGGTGTCATTGCAAAAACATAGAAGCATTGCAGTTTCTAATGAAGAAAGGTATAAGGTGTTTTTTTCATGACACAGACGATGCTACACTCACAAGTGATGGATATATTTGGACTTATCCCGGAAAACACTTGACAGAAAATTCTATATGTGTTATGCCTGAGAGAACAAACTGGGAAATAAAAAGTTATGTAGCAGGAGTTTGCTCTGACTTTGTTTTAGGTATAGAGGATTATATAATATGAAATTGGTTGTTATTACAGGCTGCTTGGGGTTTATTGGATCTCATGTTACCAAGAAATGCTTAGATTTAGGTTGGAAAGTTTACGGAATCGACAACTTCACTTATGCTGCTAATGAAGATTTGGTTGGCTATTTCTTCGAAAATTACGGAGATAACTTTGACTTTGTAAGAAGTGATATCGCAGATCTCAAATACCTACCAGACTGTGACTATGTTATCAACACAGCAGCCGAAACTCATGTTGGAAATAGTATTATTGATAGTAAAGATTTCCTAAGATCTAATATCAATGGGGTGCAAAACTTGCTTGATCTAATCAAGGCAAAACCAAATAATGTCGATAACCGACCGATTTTGTTTCATTTTAGTACAGATGAAGTCTATGGAGACATTGTAGCAGGTGATCATTACGAAACAGACCACCTAAACCCAAGCAATCCTTATTCAGCCTCCAAAGCAGCAGCCGATATGCTTATTACTGCTTGGGCGAGAACCTATGGAATAGAATATATTATTTTTCGTCCAACAAATAACTACGGAGAATACCAATACCCAGAGAAACTTATCCCATTATCGGTCAAACTTTTACAACGAGGTAAGAAAATTAGACTTCACGACGAAGGAAAGCCGGTTCGTAACTGGTTGCATGCTGAAGATACGGCAAATGCGGTCATAAGTATCGTAAATAGTGGAAAAGTAAATGAAATTTACAATGTTGCTGGTGGCTTCGAGCAAGAAAATCGAGAGACAGTAAGAAAAATTATTGAATGTTTCCATGGGCAAGGTACCAACTGGCTTGATTATGTCGATTTGGGCTATAAAAGAGAAGGTCAAGATGTGAGATATGCCCTAAACGACGACAAACTTCGCTCTTTAGGGTGGCAACCACAAAAAACATTTAACGAAGAGATACCGAAACTGGTACAATTCTATAAAAATAACTTCAAATGGTAGGAGATAGTATGAAACTTTCAAAACAAGCAATGGGATCGCTGATGATGGCTCTTCAAAAGAGTCTTATGGAGCAAAGCGACATCACTGAGACACTTGAAAAGATGGATTTTGTTCCCGGAGCAGATGAAGAAGGTACAGAAGCAGAGCTTTATGTAAAAAACCCTCCTCTGGTCAAATTTGGTAACGAGGACACAGTAGAAGAGGGCGAATAATGCCAAACTATGTGTATGAATGCTCTGACTGCGAAGAAGTAATGGAGATTTATCACTCCATGAGTGAAGATAGGACCGATTGTGAAGTCTGCGGAGCCAAAAGTACACTAAATAAGATTCCAGAAGTGCCGATTTATGTAAAGTCGAATGCTGCTGGTAATGTTGTAAAGCAACATATCGAAGAAGCTAAGCAACAAGTCCGTGAGGACAAAGAACAAATGCGAAAGGACTATACAGGTTGAGCTTGCTAATCTTATTTTTGATACTTTCAGTAAGCATCAATGTGCTATTGGTCTGGTATATTAGAAAAATGCTACAGAAACTTCTTTATATCTCTGATAGCATCGGATCTTTATTGGTATCAGCCAAGGACTTTTCCCGACACTTAGATGGTTTACATTCTATGGAAATGTATTATGGGGATGAGACACTTGGAGGATTGATTAGACACTCTAAACAAGTCATAGAAGACATAAAAGAGTTTGAAGACATCTATGAACTAACCAATGAAGGGTTGGTAGAAGATGAAGAACAAGAATAATGCCAAAAGCAAAAAAGAAAAATTTATATTTTACACAAGTACATGAAGATGCAATCGTCAAGTATGCGAATACAGACGATATCAAAGTAAGAACTGAATTGTATATCGATTACATCGAGCCTGCTTTCAATGAGATGGTCGATAAGATTATCTACACATATAAGTTCACAAGCCTTCCTAACATTGAGGTTCTAAAGGATGATTGTAAGATTTGGCTTACAACTATTTTAGACAAATATGATCCGAACAAAGGCTCAAAAGCCTTTTCATATTTCTCAGTGATTACTAAGAACTGGTTTATTCACAAAGTAAAGAAGACAACACTAGAGAACAAAAGAGAAGTTCAACTAGATCAAATCCCAAAAAATATTGAGATTAGACAATTCACAGTTGTCAATGAATATGAGTCGAGCAGAGTTGAAAAAGAATTTTGGATGAGTTTCTGGGAAGAAGTAAATTCTTGGGAAACAACCAATATGAAGCCTAACGAAGAGAAAGTTTATGAAGCAATCAGACTAATCTTTTCGAATCCAGATCGTATTGATATTTTCAACAAAAAGGCAATCTATTTTTATATCAGAGAAATAACAGGTCTCAACACAAAGCAAGTTGTTAATAACCTAAATAAAATGAGAATAAAATATAGAGTATTCAAAAAGAAATGGGATCGTGGCGATTTGTAATACTTTTTTGTCCTTCAACTATTTATTTTTGTTATGAAAGACTTAGAATCCTACATTGATGAAGCAATCAAAAATATAAGAAGCGACCGTGCTATTACCACAACTTTGCTTATGGAGTTGATGGAGTATATGAAAAGTGATGACGAACGAAAAGAAAAGGTCGGTGTCATCGCAGCGAAGTATGTAGAAACTCTACAAAGATCAAACGAACAACTTGTCAAAGTAAGTGCTCTACTCCAGAAAAAAACTGGAGCAGACCAAGGGCTTAGTGACGAAGATAAGAGTGAACTGTTTGATTTGATCAAGGAATCTGGTAACGGCTAATGAATGTAAAAGATTTATTAAATGCTGGATTTGGACTTTTGAATCCTATTAGGGATACATTAGTTGGAAAAAACTTTGATACTTCTAATGTCAAAGCATTAGATGCTGTTGTCAAAAGTGCAGAAAATAGCTTCGCTCCAAATGCCACTTTGGGTTCTGGTCCTTATGTAGGAATATGCTTGAGAGTAGATGGATTTCTGAACGAAGGAACACCCGATCCATCAAATTGGGCCACTGTTGTAAATGAATCGATCACAAAAAATAATCAATCAGAAGCACCAAGATTGTTGCAAATAAGGGTAAGAATACCTGAAATTCATAGTTCATTACCTATTCCAAATAGCCTTCCAAGCTCAACAGAAAAAAGCTCTGATCATGGAATTATAAACCTATATCCTGTATATATTGCAAAAGATACCTCTGTATCTCAAGACATACCACAAGCCGGAGATATGGTTTGGGTCGATTATCAGAACACCAATACACTAGAAGGACCATTATATCTTGGAAGAGTAACCAACAATGTAGGAGTAAATGGAAATGCTTCTACATCTGGAAGACAATCTTTTGCAAAAACTTGTACACAAACTCCAGCAATTATTCCACCACAAACTCAACCTGTTGCTGCCTCTAACTCAGCCACAGATCCATTACAGTTTTCTCAAGCCGCTCTAGCATCATACAGTCCCAGACCTATACAGCCACAGCAAAAAAGCAGTGTTAGTTTATGTGGAGGAGACTTTGCAGTAGGAAGCTCTATTTCATTATCTGGAGAAGAATTGATGCCTTTATCAACACAAGGGGCAGGATATAAATTCAAGTTATCTACAATTAGAAGACAAGGAGGAGCTTATTACTTCCAGCCCATCATTGCAAATGCAGTTGGTTATATAGCATCTTCATATCAGAGGAGGTTGGCTGAATTAGGGGGAAATTCTCCTCATTTCAATTATCTAATACTTGGAGACGGTAGTGCCAAAGAGGGAGGAGATTTACCTCCTCACAGATCTCACAAGACTGGAGAAGATATTGACATAGGTACACCGTGGAATACTGTAAACAAATCAGGTAGTGGAGCTATCCTAAACAAAGAAAGATTCCAAAACTTTGCTATCAATGAGAACAATGTTAACAAACAAGCATTTCTAATTTTGATGGAAGAAATATTTAGAGCACCAGATGCAGTAAGGGGACCAAAAATTGATCTTATATTAATATCTCCGGCATTTAGAAGTATAATGGGTCCAGAGATAGAAGCTATTAAAAAAGCCTCTTCTTCGAAAAATGCAAGAATTTCTTATAGTAGTGAGTATAGGGGCAACCACTTTCATCTTAGGTTCAAAACACCTAGTCCAGAAGTGTCATAAGGGTAAATATATATGGCTGGAAATAGTAAGAAAAAGAGCGACATCTCGAATGTTCCACAGAGAGTTAGAGAGCAACTTGATAATTTAACACCCGAAGAAAGAGCAAAATTCGAAGGCTTCGGAGGGACAAAGAAGGTAGAATCAATACCTGAGTTTATTCAATCTGATTGCGAAACAGTTTTCAAGGGAGAAAATAACAGTTGGGTTGTTCTAGGTAGAGATAGACCAGCCGGAGTTTTTTCTGGTCATGGAGGTTCTGGTGCCAGTCATGCCGCATCAATAGACATGTGTGTCGGTCGTGGTGGTGCAAAATCAGACAGAGTTGATGAAAATGACAATCCTTTATACATCAACAATGATTTCAAAAGTGATGCTGCAAGAATTTATATTAGTCAAAAGACAGATATAGATAGGAACTTTGGTATTGTTCCGGGCATTCATGGGAATCCCACTAATCGATCTGGTATTGGCATAAAGGCTGACAATGTTAGAATTATTGGTAGAGAAAGTATCAAATTAGTAACGAAAACGGATGATACAAACTCTAGAGATGGTAAGGTAAATGCTACCCTCGGAATCCAACTGATAGCAGGAAATGATGATTCCGACATGCAACCTCTTGTAAAGGGAGATAATTTGTTGGATGTGCTCAATATTATTGTTGATGATATTCAGAGGTTGACACAAATAATGCACTCTATGACCATGACACAAATTGCTTTTGATGTTGTGCTTCAAGCACATACTCACCCTGTGTCTGTGGCTGGAATTCCAACTCCATTGATAACCTATCCTTCTCCGGAGGTTGCAATTGCAGGAGGAATAAAAAATATAAAAACAATCGTTATTGATGCACCTTCTCAGATTATAGAGACAATCAATGGAGTTATGACAAATATATCATACTTGAAGAAATGGGGTTCTAGATCAATATTGAGTGACCACAACTATACAAATTAGAGAATAAAAATGAGCAGCGGATACGAAGACATATATTTTAAGGTTCCTACAAAGAAGAATCTAAAACTAAAATCAAGTGTGACCATGAGATTGCCACTAATGGACAATGAATCTTATGGAAGTATCACTGTAAGAAAAAAAGAATCAAAGCACAGTCAGAAAGTGTCAGATTCTGGTGTATACCAATATGATGTTTCTCTAGAAAGTTTGCTCAAAATGAATGCCGCTCAGGTTGCAGAACTTGTGAGTCGTGCATTTATACCAAAAGCAATAAGATATGCATTGGCATATCACTATTTTGGATATCCAACAGTAAATTCAACAACAGATAAAGATGGAAATCTTTATTTTCCTCGTTTTGGAAAGACAGAAAATTTCCAAGGCATCGATGATGCTGCTGGAGAAAACCTCGGATCTCTAATTGAAATCGCAGAAAAGGCAGGACTTGAAGAAAATATTATAGATAAATATAGAGTCGGGCTATATGAATATTTGAGAGGTGCATATGATGAATCGGCAGGCGGCTACGGTAGCTTCAATGTATGGTTCAATACAAAAGTAGACCCAATTGAGCAAACAATAGATATTTCAAAAGTCGGTATAAAAAATGACTCTTTGGGAAAAGGTAACAGTGTCATCAGGAATGATTTTTATGATGATGTGAGACAGAATCTAACAAAAACTTATGCAAAAATGTGGAATCCGGGATCTTCAACTGCTATGTTTATGGCAGGCTCAACTATTCCATACAACAAAGGCTTTGATGGTGTGTCGCAAAATGAAATTTTATCATATGATAATTTCAATTTCAATGCAGATCAAAATGCCACATTACAGTTTCTAGTTGGACCAAAAGGAAATAGTAAGTGGTACTATTCTCAACAACCGGGAACACCTGATAATGAGAAAGATTTCAAAACATCAAATCTGGTAACAGCATACAAACTCTTTCCGACAGAAGCCGGTGTGGCAGGAACCCTTATTTATTCTTTGTCTCCTAATATTGCTGTTGATCAATCGGTGGCAAAAGTGTGGGATTACATAATTGATTCTGCCCCTTTGGTGAACATAAATCAAGCAAAAGGAAATTACAACCAGCCTGTTCAAGGAAAAGATTCAGATGGAAATGACCCACTTCCTTTGAGATTTTATGTCAATGCTGTCGACAACACAGATCTTGGAAAGCCTGATAATACAAAACAAGGCTCTCCAACTGTGAAGCCTGAAGATCTCCAAACACTCGGATTTACTAATTATTTAGGGGGATATTATCCAAAAACCATTGCACAGACAGAAGAGAATAGGACTATTGACAATGCCTATAGCGGAGGAGATTTGTTATTCTTACCCAAGAATATTGAAGCCTTCCGTGCAATGAAAGCTTTAGCAAAAATCGGTCTAATAAACGGATGGTCGACACCTTCTAGCAAAGAATATAATAACGGTGCTCTGTATACAACAAACCATCTTTTGGAAATATACGATCCAGATAGGGACGGCATCTTGTTTGGAAATGAAACGACTCCCGGTGCTGAAACTGATGAGAACTATGAAGAAGCATACTATCAATCTGAAACAATAGAAAGCACTCCTTTGCAGGGTGTACTCAACATGTCTCCGAGAGATTTTGATGAGTGGATGTATAATGAAGCAAATGGATTTGGAACAAACAGTGACAAAACAGGGACACAAATACCATCTCCTGTCTCTATAATGAAAGTGTTTTCTGATCACTTTTGTGCTGGATTCTTCAAAAGAATACCAAATGGAAGTTGGTATGTTCTAAAAAATTATGCTTTTGCAAACACTGGAAAGCCAAGCAAATTAGTTTTCCCAGTTTGGAATTATAGTAAAGAAGACATTATTTCTATTGGATATGAAAGGAGAATCGATTCTAGTTCAGAGACAGAGCTTGGTCAATTTAGTTCTCAAATTCAGAGTAATCCAGAAGTCTTGTTGCAGGACAATGTTGCAGTTCCAGACTGGGTAAGTGGTCTACAAGTTTATCCTTCGATTTCTGAAGAATATATCGGATATGGTCTTGGGCTAGCTAGCATGGGAGTGTTTGCGGATCCTCCATCACAAGTTCCTCTTTCTAATGAAGAACAAAATGAATTGTATTCTATAGAAAATGAAGAATATAGAAACTTCATCTTTGATAATGTTTCCGAATGGAAAGGCTACAAAAAGGGTCAAAACTGGAACGGATCTGCTGGTCTTCCTTGGATTGGTATTGATGTAGACGAGAACGGTGTACCATTCGCAGAACTTAGATATTCTATCGAATTAGATATCGATGAGTCGATGCTTCTCACGGACATGGTAAAGAGAAATGTATTTACTCTTGGCGGAACCGCATTGGAATATGAGGCTGCTGGTTTTGATGTAGACCAGCTTTTATTGGCTACAAAAGGAAATGTCACAGGAGACTCACTTTCAGAGGCATATGAAGAAGCTGTGGCAAAACAAACAGGACCAAACATAGATTTTTCAGAGTTTCCTTTCTTAGTTACTGGAGACACAGAAGTTGGTCAAGTATTGCCAGATGAAATATATTTCGAGGCACAAAAAGTAGTAGATAAAAGAAGCGATACTAAAGCTGTGTCTAGCATAATCTTTTCTAATGAAGGCTTGAAAACTGTTGCACTCAAAGAATCTCCCGGTCCTAGAGCAAAAAACATTGGCTATTTAGACAATTTTACACTAGTAAAAGTACTAAAAGAATCAGTAAACGGAAAGGGAGATTATAATCAGATAGAGATTGTAGATTTGAGATCTCAAAGAGAAGGGCAAGTAGGCTTTGTAGAGCCAAAAGACTTAGTATCGCTTAAGCCGCCACAATCTCCAGTACTTCAGACAGATGGAACACCAGCGACATTTACAATTTCTTATCCAAAGTTTTTCAATGACCAGTTTAAATTAGAAGGTTATTCGCTTGGGGAAACAGAAATAATTCAAATGTCTGAAATGGCACGAGCATTAGTGCCTACTTGGTGGAAAAATGATGAACCATATTACCATCGAGAAGAGGGAAATTACTATATTTCAGTAGAATTGCCATATCAGTGCATAACAAGCAAAGAAGATTTGCAAAGTAAAATACCAGAAGCAATCGAAAAAGGAATAGTAACACTTCTTGATTTCTACAATAAAGAATATCAGCCAAGCGATGTTTCCAAGCTTGCACAAACAGATCTTGCTGTTGAATATCTTGACTACAATGTAGATCTAAGACCGGGATCGTATGTGAAAATGCTGGTTAGACTCGGCGGAATTTATCTGAATGGATTCCCAACCAAAGCCGATGATTTGCAGCAACTAAAAGAGCAGTCAGACAAGATATTATCTTTGGATGCGGCCTTTTATCAGAAGCACTTAGAGCAGGCTGTGTTTGGTTTGAACAAACTTTATATTGAATTGTTCGCTTCTAATTTTTCTTTGAAAGGATTCAACATCATCAAAGAAGCAGATCGTCTTGCTAATGTAGAGAATTACATCAAGAAGTTGCTTTTGCTGAACGAATATGATCTTACAAAGCCCGGAAATCATGTAATTGATGTAGGTTTCACTGATAATTATCAGCTAGTTTACATGTCATACAGAGAAGAAGGATCTCCAGAAAAGAAGCTCTCAATTGGATTTGAGGCTTTCAAAAACTCAAGTCCTTTTACTGACAAAAACACGATGGCTCTTTTCTATTATCACAGACAGCTTCGTAATCCAACACTCACTTGGCAAAGAATGGTCGATGAATATTTGCCAGAGCCAAAACCTGAAATTGTTGCAAAATCTTTTGGTGATGGCTTTGATTATCCTTCCAATAGATGTTCGCCACCAAGTTTCATCGCCCCAGATTTTGGAGACATTATTGAAAACTTGGCAGCCAAATTAGATCAGCAATTGAATATTGATCCAAGATTTGATCTGGGTGCATTTGAGTTTAGTTTGCGAAAGTTCTTGCCACCTTGCCCAAAGCCTCCGGCAGGTCGAGGAAATGCACTTTTCAAAACGACAGTTGATTTGGCAGGAGATCAAAACATATATGAAAATCTAGATTTTCTCATGAATCTAACAAATGAGAGAGATAGAATTACTGAATATGTAGGAGATTTTCTAACATCGGCGGGTGCTCTGAGAGATATTAGAAACAAGGTTGTCAATCTAGATGACTTGCATAAGTATGTGACATCAATGATTGATGTTCCGACACTGTACAACACTTTATGTCGCTGCTTTATTGATCTTGCTGGCATTGACGATGTTACATTACCAAACTTCGAAATGAAAGCATCTGGCGGATCAGCAGGCATGTCAACTTCTGCTGCTCTTCAGGGCAAGTCGAAAGATGAAATTTTGAATATGAAAGGTCCACAGGCTTCTGTGAACACTGATCCAATCACTATTGATGCGGCAGATTTGTATTGTTCTTTCTGTTTAGAAGTGCCAGACCTGTTTGTCAGATTGCCAACAACCAATATTCTTCAATTTTTGATTGATGGGTTACTCAAGCTTCTTGAATTTATTTTGACACAATTGTTGTTAGAATTGATTGCTGCACTCTTAGAGGCATTGCTGACATGTCCTGATATCCAGTGCCCACCCGGACAAGGTAATTTGAAAGATTACGGCGGTCAAGATCTAAACAGTATCGTCGCAAGCACAGGGGTTCCAATTCAAGAATTTTTCAACACTTGCGGAATTGTAGTTGGACCAGAAGGGCAGCAAGAATTGCAATCATTCTTGGGAGGTGTTTCAAAAACAATCAGTTCTGGTGAAGTTCTTGATTTGTTTGACGGATCTGCTGATATTGCTGTATATGAATCTGTTCAAAAAATCCTCGTTGATTATCCAACAATACAAAAAGAATTGTCATCAAAAACAAAAATAGAAGACTTCTTTTTGTGCATGGGATTACAACTTCCAATTGAGGTGATCGACGACATTGAACAAGATATCGCTACAAAATTCAAAGACCCTGAAGTTTGCAGAGACATCCTAGAAGATACCAAAAAGACACTCAAAGATAAGTGTGGAATTGTAGAAGATGCAAATAAGATATCTGCACGAGCAGAAGGGACTGATGTAGAAAAATATAAAACTCTTGCCGACATTATTAGAAAACAAAACGATCTGTCAACTCAACTTCCTCCTTTGTTTTCTGATGGAAAAGGCAATATAGGTATTATGTCAGAAATGAAAATACCTTCAATGGAGTATGCTATAGATAAAGCTGCAACTTCTTTGATTCTGCCAATTGAAGTAAACCTAACTAAAGAATCCAAGACTTTTACAAAAGGAGGAGGTAAAAGAGGATATGTTATTCAGGATCCAGACCTCAAGCAGGTGCTGGCTTTCCCTCCATTTGTTGCAGCAGCACTTGCACCATTCATGCCAAACTTGACAAACAGGATTGTAAACGATGTCGATGCTAATGCTATCGGAGGAATGAATGAGTTTGTATCCATTATACAGTCTGAAAGTGCTATAAAAATGAAACTAGATTCAGATAATCTTGTTACATTGTTCTTGAAGCCTCCTGTGTCAAAGAATCAGATTCCTACATATACAGATAATTTTACTATTTTCGTGAAAAACGAAAGACTAGGAGATTTCACTATAACTCCTTCAAGTGTTGGCGGCATATCTGATGAACAAATCAAGATGTTGGAGAAGTACCCTCTTTTCTCAACTGCACCAACGGATGCAGACGATAATGTATATTCTGAGCAATCACAATATTTTGCAGGATTGTTTCTGAAGTCACTTGGATTAGGTACGGAAACTGAACTAGGTGGTCAAACCAAAATTGTATTCGGTGATAGCACTGCATTATCTCCAATTAGAAATGAAATCTGTAATAATTTATTTTTCTTGATATACAAGAGAATGTTTGATGAAATTTCGAAAGCTATATCAAATGGGGAATTGTTGAAGAAATTTGATGCCAACCCTTTTGAAGATCTAAATGAAGAATCATTTGCATCTGCAAGTGATAGGATAGCAAATAGCTTATCTGGTGGTATCACATCTTTGTTGAGCATATTGGGGGACATCAAGATTTACAGATCAGAAATAGAAAACATCGATTTTACACCAACTAATTCTAATGTACCTTCTGATACACTTGGTATGATCAACTTCCCATTGGTAAAAGAAGTTATCAAAAAGAATTACGATTTTTCTCAGTTCTATGATCCAAATAGTACAGAGCTTGGAATGCCCCATTTTGCTATGCTTGAAGGGTTGACTGTTGCAATGGTACAAATGTTTGTAGCAGATTTCTTTGCAAAATCTATTTTTGTGATTTCAAAGATCCCTGTAAACTTCTTTACTGATGATTATTCGCTAGCAGATGTTATTGTGAAAGAAATGGATCTGTTCATGTCTCAAGAAGTTCCAAAAGATCAAGCCTCTTTTTACAAAGAAGCACTCCTGAGAGTGATATCAAATAAGTCAGAATGGGAGTTTTTAGACTCAGAAAACACAGATTACAATTCTCCGGGGAGAATCTATGATGCTTCACTGGCAAATGAAGTTGTTGTATATAATTGGAAAGATGCAGCAAAATACTTTATAAGACAGTATTATAAATCACCAATTGTTTTCATCAAAGATAGATTGAACAAGACAGAACTGAAAGACAATGGAGTTGCAATTGCAGGAAAGAAAAGAATCGAACAACTAAATCCTTTGACGGTATTATCTTATCCAAATATATTAGAAATATATGACGGAGTGAAGAGTGAAGAAGTTGGAACAAGTTCTATATGTGCAGCAGAAAGAATAAATGATTTCAAAGACGGAAAGTTTTTCTATCAATATTACTATGAAATTGTTGATTGGGATGAGAATGATCCTTTATATAATCAAAAGCTTATTTCTGCTCGCAAGAAAAATGGCTACAATGGAAAGCTCAGTGCTGAAACCATGAGAGTATTTCTTACTCAGTTATATCTAGGAGCAACATATCAAGAACAAGGTTTTGAACCAGATGAATCACTCAATTATGGATTTACTTCAGAATATATTGATAAGCTCAAATCACAAACTTGGGCAGAAAAATGGTATAATGTACCTCTAAATGATTTATTCAAAGATATTCGAATTGGTGTAAGATACTGCTTTGGCTATGCATACACTGGGGATCCTGTCTTGAGCAATCAGGGAGAATTCCTTAACATCAATCAGAATGAAACTTTGCAAGAAATACAAAAGACAATATTCAATTTGAATTTCGGAAATGCAAACACCAATCCTATATTTTCCGGATCTACAAGCAAAGATATCAACGAGTTAGAGGAAACGGTCCAAGAAACTATCAAAAGAGAAAAAAGCATTAGACTTGTGGAAAATACAAATGTAGATGGTCCTATATTGTTCGGCATTCCATCTGAAAGAATTTCATATATTTTCCCTATTTTTGAAAAGTCAAAGTCTATCTCAAGCTGGAATCAAGGACTTACAGGAGTCGCTGAGACTCTAACTTTTGACAAAGGGTTGTATCAAATTATACATGGGTTCAATTCAGAAGACATGTTCTCAACTAATGGTCCGATAACTAAAAACTTCGGTGATCTTTTTTATGAAGATAGAATTCAGACAACTACTTTCAATCTTTTGAAAGAGATGATCAACTCGGATGATTTCCAATTGTTGTATAAATATGCATTTTCAGTACCGAAAATATTATATACAATATCTATTTATACTATCTTGGCTGTCTCAGCACAGAATACATTTACACCTGAAGGTGAAGTAGCATCAGGATCAGTATCGGGGCAGAGACTAAACAGTGCCTTCAATAGAACTAAAAAGTCTATATTTGAACAAATGAAGATGGTTGGAAGTATCCGTGGATCAGAGTCTTATAAGGAAGAACCAGACTCTATAAAACAGCAAGGTGGACCTTCTGGAATTGCAAATTCAAATATAAAAGGAGCACCATAGAGTGGCTAATTATTCACCATTATTGCCTTTGACATTAGATCCAATCACTGGATATAAGATGCTAGATAACATCAAAGATGTGGTCAAGCAAAACTTCAAGATGCTTATTCTTACCAATCCGGGCGAGAGAATTATGTTGCCTGATTTTGGAATTGGAATGTATACTTTTTTATTCGAACAAGATAATCCACTTTTATATCAGAGAATACAACAAAGAATACAGACCCAAACAGCAAAATACTTGCCGTTTATTACTGTTCAAGATGTACAATTCGATAGCATGGAAACAAATTCTGAATATACCGAGAACAGAACTTTGAAAGTAACAGTAACATATTACATCAAACCCTTGAATGCTTCTGATGTGCTATCCGTATCTGTTTCCAGTGGCTACTAAATGTTTGCTTTATTGTAGGTAAACATTTGTTTTTTTGACTATTTACAAGTTGAGGAGAACAATAAAGTGCCTTTTGATAAGAAAAAGATAGTCCCTATCAATTATACAAGCAGAGACTTTGCAACCATCAAGAGAGATCTTGTCACATATGCAAAGAGATATTACCCAGATAATTTCCAAGATTTCAGTGAAGCCTCGTTTGGTTCTCTGATGCTTGATACTGTCTCTTATGTTGGAGACATATTATCGTTTTATGTAGATTATGCAGCCAACGAATCTTTCCTTGATTCAGCAATAGAATACAACAATGTCATAAGATTAGCTAAACAACTTGGCTATCGTTACACTGGGATCCCTGTTGCAACAGGACAAGTCACTTTATATATTTTAGTCCCAGCATCTTCAACTGGAACAGGACCAGATCTAGATTATGCTCCAATCCTCAAAAGGGGTGCAAAGTTTACATCCGGAGGCGGAACAACATTTACACTGAACGAAGATGTAGATTTTTCTAATCAAAACAACGAAGTTGTAGTAGCAGAAGTAAATTCATCAACAGGTGTACCAACAAGATATGCCATAAAATCATATGGTCAAATCATATCTGGAGAATTGGCAGTAGAATTCATCGAAGTTGGAGAATATCAAAGATTCCCAAAATATGAATTAGCAGGAAATAATATTTCTGAAGTTGTTTCTGTGTTTGATTCAGAAGGAAATGAGTATTACGAAGTAGACTACTTGAGTCAAGATGTTATTTATAGACCAATTACAAATAATGCTAGCGATAAAGATAAAGTTCCTTTTATCTTGCAACCTTATGGGGTTCCAAGAAGATTCATAACGGAGACAATTGGGCAAACAACTACAATTCAATTCGGATATGGATCGGAAACGAACTTGACAAATGAAAAAATATCAGATCCAAGCAAAGTAGTATTGAATGTTCATGGCAGGGATTATGTCACAGATCAAAGTTTCGATCCTACCAACCTTATTGAGACTGATACATTGGGGGTCGCTCCTTCCAATACCACCTTGCAGGTGACATATAGAATCAATGGTCAAGAAAATGTAAATCTTGCTGCAAATTCTTTAGTTAGTGTTGGCGATACCACCTATGACTTTGGAAATGTAAATCAATTAGATTCTCAAAAAGTAAGAAACACTGTATCCTCTTTGGAATTTGAAAACGAAAAGCCAGTTGTAGGAAACATATCGCTACCAAACTCTGAAGAGATAAAATATAGAGCATATGGAAGCTATGCTTCGCAAAACAGAGCAGTTACAAAAGAAGACTACATTGCAATGATTTACAATATGCCACCAAAATTTGGTGCAATCAAAAGAGCAAACATTGCTCAAGACCCGAATTCATTCAAGAGAAATATAAACTTGTATACTGTTTCAGAAGATGTCAACGGATTCTTGACACAACCTACAGAAACATTGAAAAAGAACTTAAAGACTTGGATAACAAACTATAAAATGCTAAATGATACCATAGACATCATGGATGCCACAATTGTCAATGTTGGTATTGAGTTTGAAGTAGTAGCAGATGTTGATACAAATAGATTCAAAGTCTTGGCAGAGGCTACAGAAGCCATTAAACAAAAAATGACTTCTTCGAAGTTCAACATTTCAGAGCCTATCAGATACGGAGATATCTTTCAAGCTCTAAAAGAGGTAGAAGGATTGCTTGATGTTGTAAAATTGAGAGTGCTAAAGAAGACAGGATCAGCCTATTCATCAGCAGATTTTGACATTGACAGGTACACAACAGCAGATGGAAGAATGATATTGGCACCAGAAGATATTATTTTTGAAATAAAGTTTCCTGATATCGACATAAGGGGCACTGTTAAATAATGGCTATTAAAAGATATATTGCTACGGCTGACAATACAATTACAAATGCATACGAAGCAAATCTCACAACGAGAGGCACCGGATCAAACATGGGTGCAGCAGATGTTGTTGAAGTGTTTTATATTTACGGACAAGTATCCTCATCTTCTGGAGTACAAACAGAAAAATCAAGAGCTTTAGTGCAGTTCGATACCGATTCTATCAACACTGATAGAGGAAACGGTTTGATTCCTGCAAGTGGCAATGTTTCTTGGTATTTGAACTTGTATAATGCTCCTCATGCTTTTACATTACCTAAAAACTTTACTATGTCTATTTTGGCAGTGTCTTCTTCGTGGCAAGAAGGTACAGGCTTGGATATGGAAAACTATTCAGATCTTACATATGAAAGCACTGGCTCTAACTGGATTCGTAGAGGGGCTAGTGGTGATGGATTTACTGACTGGACATCTGAAGGAGGGGATTTCCTAGAAATATCTCAAGTTGTTAGTTCTAGTGGATATGCATCATATACTGCTTCTTTTGTAGATGGAACAGAAAATATTTCTGTCGATGTAAGTGATTTGGTAGAAAAGTGGCTTGAAGGTGCAACTGACAATTATGGATTTGCAGTTTTGATGTCGGGAGGATATGAATCTGGTCCAGACTCAAATTATACTAAAAAATTCTTTGCAAGATCAAGTGAGTATTTCTTCTTAAGACCAAGCTTGGAAGCTCGATGGGATTCTGCACAGAAAGATGACACAGGTAACTTCTATCAAAGTAGTTCTTTGGCAACAGGAGAAGATAACCTAAACAAGATCTATCTCTACAACTATGTAAAAGGGCAACTCAAAAATATACCAGATAGTAATACACACTCGGATACTAACCAGATTTATGTAAGTGTGTACTCTAATTCTGCTGGAAACATTTACGATAAGTTGCCTTTACCAATTGGTGGGGATGTAGTAGCTGGAGGCGATGTCAATGTCACTGGAGGGATTGCAATAGGGCCAAAAGGTGCCATTGAAGGTGTGTACACTGCATCTTTTGCAATGTCACACTCAGTTGAAGATGTTTATGCAGTGTGGCATTATGAAGATCTGGTTGCTTATCACACAGGTTCTGCAATAGAAGTGAAAGATTTGCAAGCATCAAATTATAATCCAGACCCTGATTATGTAACAGATATAGAAAATCTAAAACCTTCTTATTCTACAAGTGAAAAAGCTAGATTTAGATTGTTTGTAAGACAGAAATATTGGAACCCAAATATTTATACAGTTGCTCAAACTGAAATACCAACTGAAATTATTGAGGATGCATACTATTCTGTTTATAGAACAAGTGATGATTATGAAGTAATTCCATTTGGAACAGGATCTTCAACTCAACCTCAATCATTGGGAAGTGCTGGATCGTATACTAGATTATCTTACGATGTTTCTGGCAACTATTTTGATTTAGATATAAGTTTGTTGCAAGCTGGTTATGAGTATGGTGTTAGGTTCGCATATTACTTGAACAACTCATACAAGGAACAGGAAGAAATTTTTAAGTTTAGGGTTGAAAAATAATGGTTAGAAAATCTGATAAGAAAGGATTGGGAGATCTTTTCAGAAAAGGCTCGACTGCATACGATGCTACAAAAACAAGAAAAGTTCTAGCATCTAGCAGTGCTGATGAAGTTGGAAGAGAGATTGAGTCACCCGGATATGTAAAGTCTTTTCTAAAAGATAAAGACCGTTTCTTCCCAAATGTAGATTTTTCCAATCCAGCTAATTTTGCAAAGTTTGGATCAGCAAGGCAGTATTATGTAAAAGCCATTGAGAACATCTATAGATTCTATCCATATGATGGGTCTCTTAAAGAGAAGCTTGATTGGCACAACTCTTCTTCATATTTTGATAATTACATTTTTGAAAACGAATACCCTAGAACCAACGGGTATGTTGAAATCGGTCATACTTGGGGATCAGTTTCGTCAACAATTGATGGAACTTCCTTTGGCGATGTTGTATACAAGAAGTCATCTGCCCCTCAATATATTAGCATAAAAGGTGGACCAAACGGTCCTTCTGTTCCTGCATATGCATCAGGATCCGGATATGAAAAGCCTCTAAGCTACAAGTTCAAAGAACAAAAGGCTAATGTTTATGATGCTGATATTCGACAAGAACAAAACCTTACTATCGATGGAACAACAGGAAACACTGTTGAGTTCTGGCTCAAATTAGAAACAGAGCCTTCGAAAAGCCAAGCCTCTCCGGGTCATGCTTATTTCGACATTTGGAACAATGATCTTGAGTATCTTCCGGGAAGTAACCAGACATACGGTCGCCTAATCATTGAAAGTCTTTTTGATGTTGACGGAGGCGGAGATCCTGATGGTTCATACTTAGGAGATTCCATCTTTTATGTTACATATGCATCTGGATCTAATGGTGTAAGTCGTACCCCAATCGGTCCAACAAGCCTGAGTGGAAACTTAGATATCAGCCTGTCAGATTGGAATCATTATTCTTTTGTTATGCAAAACGATCCAACTGGATCTAATTTGTTACTTAAGTTATACATAAATGGGGATCTTGCAGATACAGTTATAACTGGATCTCAGATCAACTCAGTCGATACTTTGCCGCTCAATGCAAACATTGGTGCCTACAGGATTGGTCCAACACCTGCTTTGTATAGTTTGGGCATGAATAGTGATGGATGGGGAGCCTTATCTGGATCTTCGATGGATGAATTCAGGTTTTGGAAAAGTGCAAGAAGCTCAAAACAAATTGGAAGAAATTGGTTTACACAAGTAGGTGGAGGCACCAATTCAGATTATGGCACTACCGAATCCAAGTTCAGTGGATCATCTAATCCAGTTGACTTAGGAGTTTATTACAAGTTCAATGAAGGTATTACACTTACTGCCTCTCTGGACAGAGTAACTTTGGACTATTCTGGTCGCATCTCAAATGGATTCATCAATAATTATTCTTCAGGAATGAGATCTACTGGATCCGCTATGGTTATTTCCAATGCGGCAGAAAGAGAATTCAAAGATCCAATTATCTATAGCAGCCATCCAAGTGTTGTTACATACGAGGCAGCAGCTAGTTCGAAAGGTCGTGAATACGATGGAAGAAACTCTTCTTTCATGTTCAACACTCTTCCCGGATGGATTATCGATCAAGACGAAGATAGACAGAGAGATACAGTTCTAGCCTTGACTCAAATTATGTCAAGCTACTTTGATGAGCTTTCTTTGCAAATAGAGAAGCTTCCAGAATTGAAAAATAAGGGATATATAAGTGGATCTGTAAGCGGAAGCACAAACAAGCCATTGCCATTTGCTGATAGGTTATTGAAGAGTCATGGGTTTGTAGCTCCCGAAATATTTGCAGATGCAGAAATTTTAGAATCATTGGCTAATAGAGATGACAGCAGAGAGTTTGAAAGAAAATTAGCTGATGTCAAAAACCAGATTTATACAAACATTTATAATAACCTTTTGTTCATCAATAAGTCCAAAGGGACAGAGAAGGCTATAAGAAACCTTATTAGATGCTATGGTGTTGATGATGATCTATACTCGCTCAACATGTATGCAGATAATGCATTTATAAAGTTGTCTGAATCTTCTAGACCAAAAGTTGTTCGCAAAACATATGCTGACTTTAATAGTTTGGCAAATTTTGATGCAACGGTTTACCAACACCCAGATCCATCTAATTCTAATTCGGTATCATATATTACAGGAAGTACGGATCCAAGTTTTGATGGCTTCGATTCGCACACGGGGATGACATTAGAAGCAGAAGCAATCTTTCCCAAGAAGCCCCTTTCAAACTCTCCGGGATTTTTAGACAAAGCATTTGTAGGTTTATCTGCTTCTTTGTTTGGTATGCACTCTGCTGTTGAGACTTCTACAGATTATGCTTGGGCAGATGATGATTATGCCAACTTCCAAGTATATGCAGTTAGATCATCAGAGACATATCCTTCAAATAGAGATGTACATTTTGTTTTGAGTGCTTCAAATGTCAATGACACAACTGAAGGAATCTTTACAAAGATTGTTACAGATGTCTACAAGGAAGTGTATGAAAATCAAAAGTGGAACTTCGCTGTAAAAGTAAAGCCAGAAAGGTATCCAAACATAGGTGAAATCTCTGGCTCAAGCGACGGTGTTGGATATACTGTAGAATTCTTCGGTGTATGCACATTCAATGACCAAATTATCCACCAGTTTGCTTTGACTGAATCAATCAATCAAGCAAATGGTATTCAATTTGCAACAAATAGAAAAAGAATTTATGCAGGTGCTCACAGAACAAACTTTACAGGTTCTTTGCTGACTAAAACAGATGCAAGAATATCTTCTTGCAGATACTGGTCTATACCTTTAGAAAACGAAGAAATCGTTTCTCATGCGATAGACCCTAAAAATTTCGGTGTTTTCAATGCAATGGAAAGCAGTTACTTGTTGCAAACGGCACCATCTGCATTTCCTCAAGACATTGCAAAAATAAACACTCTTGCTTTGCATTGGGACTTTGATACTGTAACTGGATCCGATTCAAATGGTCAATTTATTGTTCAAGACTATTCTTCTGGTTCAGACGATGCGAGATATGGAGATGGATTCTCTAATTTGTTACTCAAGCAACACACTGGTAGAGGTGATTTCTTCGCAACTAGCAGCCAAACAGCAGTATCTAGAGAATATGTTCAAAGTTACAGACAACAAGTACCAGAGAATTTAAATTCTTACACTTCTGTAAACATTCTGTCAAGAGACGATGAGCTTTTCACAACAAGGACAAAGCCAATCAAGTTCACTTATGCAGTCGAAAAAAGCATGTATCAGACCATTTCAGAAGAAATGATCAATTTTATGGCTGCTGCATCTGATGCAAGTGCTATGGAAAACTTGATTGGAGATCCTGTAAACAAATATAGAGCAAATTATAAAGCTCTTGAAAAGATTAGAAACATTTTCTTCGAAAGAGTTCAGAACACTCCTGACTTAGATAAGTATTTGGATTACTTCAAGTGGCTCGACTCTGCTGTGTCAGAAATGGTCGAGAAGTTAGCCCCTGCTTCAGCAAGAATCAATGAAGTTTCTAATGTTGTCGAAAGTCATCTTTTCGAGAGAGGCGGCAAATATGCACACAGGTTCCCAACAATGCACTTTGGGTCGAATGATCCAAGTGGTTCAATTAGAGGTATCAATGAGCTTCTTTACGATTGGGAATTTGGACATGCCCCAATTAGCTTGGAACAAGATGAAAATTGTTTGTGGTGGAATAAAAGAGCACTAAGAGATGATGCTAGTCTTGCAATAGGAAATGACGGTGTTGATACAGACAGAACTAGAATTCATTCTGCATCAGTGCAAGTTTTCAACAGAAGATTCAACTCTCCATATAGAATTACAGCGATTGATGGCGGAGGATCTAAGAAGACACAGAGAAATATCAAGTCAATTGTAATGACAGAGACGGTTCCTTTGAATAACGACAAAGGATTGTCTTTCAATACAGGAACATTCTTGAGCAGTTCTGATTGTTCTGACTTAGACAAGATAGATCCAAACAGAAAATATAGAACAGACTATCAAGTAACTTTTAGAGACAACGATGGCAAAGTATTACCCGGAAAATTAGTTGGTAATTACGAGTTTGTATCTTCATCTGTTGAGCCAAGTGACGGAGAAGTGCCAAGCGGATATACTATAGATTCTCAGCACTTGCAAGATTACTACTCTTTACACAAAGAGATTCCGATTCAAGGACCATTCACGGAACAACATGTGGGTGGTAACTCGCATAGGCATGAAGGCTTGAATATTGGTGTTGCAACAGAACGACCAGAAGGATATGTTGTAAATACATCTGTAGATTCTGATGGAAATATTCAATATAATGTTGTGAACCCTTCTTATAATGATGTAAATGCTCCAAGAGCGGATTATACAAGGGATTTTGTTGCCAAAAGTGCTGTAAATATCAAGAATATTCAAACAAATACAGCTTCAATTCAAAACGAATACGGATCTTTGGTTGCCGAAGGTAACTATGTGAACGATTATGAGATTGTTCAAATCCCCGGTAGAGACATCAACAACAGATATTTGGCTGAAAATGGGGGCATTGACACCACATTTGCAACATCTTCCATCGTTTTTGGTCTAGAAGATTACGAAGTTCCAGATAGAGGAAGAAATTCAAGCATTATGGTCAGTAGGTTCTCTGCTCCGGGAGGTCCTGAAGTAAATAGCCCTGCTTATTTGGATGCTGAATCAGAAACCTATTCAATATACAATGTTTTACCATTCAGAAACCTGTCAGTTAGACGACCAATGAATACTCTTTTGACAAGACACTCTAATTTTGGTGGAATTGACAGTGTGTTGGGCTCCCCATCTGCATCTTATCAGAAGACACAAAGAAATGGGGCAAAAAGAATCGTATCAAGCAGCAGTGGATATTCAACTGCTTCTGTATATGACAATTACTGGGTTCAACATATGATCCCACAAAGTGATTTGCAATACTCATGGATCACAGCATCTGCAATTCAAGCACCATTTGGATATTCTAAGAAAGACTTTTCAAATGCTAGCGAAGCATCAACTGATATACTGTTTGTGACTGCTAGTTTGACTGGTGCATATCGAGAAAACGGCGAATTGGTTCCTGTTGACTTTGTTGGCTTGAATTCTGTAGTATTGAACAGTGTAGATAATAGCTCAAACTTGATCGAATTCACATCTAGTACTGATTTGTTCCCTGCAAACGGAGAACTTAAGTCGACTTTACTTCTCAATTCAATCAATTTGAACACAAACGGACCCGGAGGCTTTTCTTCTTGGAAGCAAGTTAGACAATCGTATAATCCTATTGTAAGAAATATGAACAAAACTAATAGAATTAGTTTTGTCACAGGAGAAACATTAGAGAGCTACACAGAATCACCAGTTACTTTTAGATTCAAGCCAATGGAACACCAGTTTGTTTTGAAAAACGGTGATACAATCAATATAAAAAGCTCTTATGGAAACAATCTTCATAGTTTTAGTGATCCAAATATCGTATCTAAATTGAATATTGGTCCTGTAAAGATTGAAAAGTTGTTCCAACTCAAGGCAGGAATAGGTCAAACTTATGATGATTTGAAGGCAATTTACATTTATCAACAAATGGATTCAGATTTTAGTCCTTTTGCAATTGATGATTTTGGTGCCAACCGTCTTGAATTTTTGAAATATTCAGAAGATATTTATCCTGCTGGAAACAATGTTGGACTTTCTAAGGTTAGAGGTAGAGAGAATTACACAGTAGCTACTGGATCTGAAAACTTTGAAGTAAACTTGGGAGACTCAATAGCTTTTTGGAAAGACAATATTGATGATAGACAGAGAACAAACGATGTAGCAAGAAATGCCCAAGGCTTATTGATTGCCAGTGGATCATCCTACTTTGGAATTTCTGATCTTAGCATTTGGCCGCTTGATGCAGAAGAACCATTCTACGACTTGGAACATCATTCTGCATCTGGGGATGCTGCATACACTTTGGCACAGCAAGGGTATGATCCATTTTATTATTCTCCACTAGGACCATCTGGAGCACAGCTAGACCCGGATGTTGAGCCTCGCTGGAATGATGTCACAAAGAACGGAGAGCTTTCTTATGCCGGTTGGATTTATAATCTACTGAATATACAGATACAAGGTAAAGTAAGATACGATGATGGAAACGGACCCGGAGCACCAACTGGTTCTGGTCCAATTGAAGTGAAGACCTATTATGTTGAAGCTTCTCCAACAGCATCGTTCCAATTTGAGTATCCAAATATGATTTGGTCTGGATCGATTGCTTACACATCTGATTACTATGCAGCAACTGGTCCGAGACCTTCTGCTTCGTTGCATTTGATCCCTCCTTACAGAGCAAATGTGCTTAGTGGAAGATCTCCTTGGTTTGATTCATATGAAGATTATGCAAAAGACATCAGGTCTTTTGGTAAAGACTTCAGTGTCTTGCCAGAATTTAGAATCTCAGAGCATATCGATTATTATTTGAGTAAAGGTGCCAAATCTATCAATAAAAAGTATGCCACCCTTGTTGGTGCATCTACTGATGTAACCGCATCTGCTGATGGAGAAGAATTATCATCATTATTCAATAAAGACTTCATAAACACTTATCAAATGAGTGATTTTATGAAGCATTTCAAAATCATAAAAGAAGATCACAACAAAGAAGTTGGTGGTGTAAAAGAAGTAGATACTATTGAGGGAGAAGGAGGAGTCCCAACATCAGTAGTTACAGAAAAGACTCGAAAAGCAGCCAAGTTTTCTAAGATAAAATTGGAATGCGAAGGGATCAAAAAACTCTTACCATATCAAGGATTTTATCCTGCTCTCCGTGCAGTTCAACTTGGTCATCTTTTTGCAGACTCTTATGGTCCATATATCACAGGATCTAACACAAGATTGGAAATAGAACCATCAAGAGCCGAATCAGAACAAGGTGTAAGTATGGAAAGGTTGGCTGCACTTTATCAGCCATTCTTTGCACCGGGAATCTTTTTCAATACTATCAAGTCTGGTATAGCTGTTGATTATGCTGTTCACACAGGCTCTCAGCCACAGGTACAAACAAACCCATATTTCAGAGTATCAAGTCCTTTCAGTGGGGCAGGATATCCTATGAATCAATTTGGAGAGGGTCCAAATTATGTATTTCCGTTTGAAGCCATAGTGAATCCGGACAGATTCCTCCCTATCTCCTCTTCAGAAATAGGACCAGATACAAATGTGCCATCAGCAAGTGTATACTTTGTATATCCTCATTTTACCGGATCTACTGTCACAGTCTATAATGAAAATTTCTATGCAAGAGACGGCGACAGGGCAATCTTTAGAGAAGATCAAGGTTTCAATGGTATAGGGTCTGCATCTGGATCTGGAGCACAGCCTATATACTTTGAATGGTTGGGGCAAAGCGATGTAAAATACTCTTTGGCTGCAAACAATTTCTTTGCAGAAGTTCAAAACTTTTTCCTCGAAAAGAGGTCTCCAACTTCATTTGTTTCACAAGCGGAAAAGAGTTTCAAGACAATGACTTCGGGCTCATCTTACTATATGGATGTGGTTCTCTATAAGACGGACGATTTTATATCTTACGAAGGTCCTTCTGGTTCTTTCTCATATGATCCATATGGAGGAGATTTGTCTAGATATGACCAATCAGCAGTAAATCTTTTGGGAGATGGAAAAAGATATGAAAAAGCTACCGCAACTATCACTACTGCAACAGGGTTTGCAAATGGCGAAACTATAACACTGGTTGATTCAGATGGAACATCTCATCTATTTACTTTAGATAACACAATCACTTACGGTGCTGGTGGTAATCCATCCTATTCTGGAACAGGAAAAGTTGGAATTAGTGGAATTAGTACAGCAAATGATTTTGCTTCTGCTATAGCCGTCGCTGTAACTGGTTCTTCTGCTAGTGGTGCAACTGGGTTTGATAGTAGTGTTGCGACCAATGTTGTTACTGTTGAAACTGATAAAGCAGGTTCTGACGGAAATCAAACCAATTCAGAAACATTAAGTGGAGATACAGTCGTAGGAGACTTCATAAATGGATCTAATCCAAATCCAGTTTCGGCTAGAGGTATACACTATGGACCTCCATATAGATCACAACAATATGCATGGGGCTTGAAAGGCACAGGGTCGGCTTGGTTTGAAGATCCTTCTTATGCTATCCACACTCCTCCTTATTTCTATGGAGATGCAATTGCAAGAATTGAATTCAAACCTCATGAAGCGAGAGACTTAGCAGAAGGAGAATCAGCAAAGTTCACTCTTCAAGAGATTTTGGCAAATGCTAAAGTAAACACAAGTTATAGAAATAAGAACCAGCGAGCAAAAGCACTTCAAAACGATGATTACAGAAATGATTATCCGGCAGGAAGATCGCAAATGCAAATTTCTTCTTCTGTAAACTTGTTCGGTCAAATAACTTTGAAAGAAGTTCAATATAAGAATCAGAAAGATGCAGCAGGTAATTTCATACCAGATGGTGCTACAACACCAGTTATTCAAGATTCACAAGATGCTTGGGTAATTGAGTCAAAGTTTGAATGCCCATCAGTAAACTTATTTGATATGGATGTTGATTCTTTGGGAGCCGGTGCAGGTCTTGGAAAAGAAAAGTATTATACAAAAGGAATTTGGAAAGGCTATGGTCGCCCATCTTCTGGCTCATCTGGAATTTACATGCAAATTCGTGAGAGCTTTGGACCAAAAACTTATGCAATTGGAGGAAATACAGAGTTCAATCCATCTGCAAAAACTCCATTGACTGGTTCTCTAATTGATGTATGCGGATTCAAAGCAGACCAACAAAGGGTAGGGGAAATTGCAGACAACAGAGAATTATCAGAAGCTATTGTTGCGATACCTGTAGATGGAAAAGGAATGCCTTTCAACATCAGTACGACTGCTTATAAGACCCAAATTCAGAACATGAAAAATGGAGATCTTCCTGTGCTAGCAGGACAGCTTGATTCGGAAAAGGATGTCGAAGAAACTTCTATTTCTAGAATGTATAACTTGATGCAAAAATATTACATTCCGCCAGATATGGATTTCTCAAAAGAAGATAATTTCAGCACTCTTACAATAAAACCTTTTGTAATGTATATCTTTGAGTTTACACATACACTCTCAAAAGAAGACTTGTCTTATATTTGGCAAAACTTGATGCCTGACATTTCTATAAAGGCAGAAAAGCAAAAGTCTGTTTTTGAGCATGAAATTGGACCTGCATATGAATTCTTTGGAACTCTTGGAGAACAAGGGTTCCCTGACAATGTTAGATGGAAAGTATTCAAAGTAAAGAAAAGAGCACGAAACAACTATTTCAATATCACTAAAACATCTGAGAGAGGTAATGGCTTCGCATTTACATCTCAGACTGAATTAGCAGGATTCTCATCTGATCCAGAGGCAGAATTGCCATTCAGCTACAACTGGCCTTATGATTTCTGCTCACTGGTTGAATTAGCTAAGGTCAATTCAGAGGTTACTTTTGAGCCGGAAGAATAATTAAGAATAGATTATGGAATTTTTTGATAGAAAAGAAGAAGTAATAAACTTAGAACTAACTCCCTATGGCAAAAGACTCATGTCACAAGGGAGATTTAGACCGGTTTACTATGCTTTTTATGACAACGACATCATTTATGATACTCAATATGCCGGAAACGAAGAGACTCAGAAAGATATAGAAGACAGAATCAAGTCGACTCCTCGTCCCAAGGCACAGTCTATTTTAGATGGAATCGAGTCTAAATTCACGGAAATAAACAGGGTATTTATTGACGATATTGAAAATAAGCTCAATAATTTAGCAAAGCCCGGATCAAAACAGAATATCTATGGTCTTCCATTGCCAATAGGAAATTCAGCCCTTGGTGTACAAAATGCTCCTGCATGGGACATTAGGTTTATTGAAGCTAGTGCAAGCTCTTCCACGGATGCTATTAGTGGGTCTTATGGATTTATAAAAATTCCACAAATTGAAGTAGATGTCTATTATAATACCTCAGTATCAGAAGTGGATGCTGCTATGACTTCTCCTACTCTAAACTATCCGGGACCTATAACTCCGGGATCACATGATGTAGAGCCAGCAATAACCGAAGATGGAGAGGAAAATCCTTCAGTGACATACAGCGGAGAAACGGAAATAGACACTGTTAGTGTGTCGAAGGTTTATCCTGATGGAACTTTCATAGAATTAGACAAAGATTATGTTTTATTAGATATTAGAGAGATCAATGGCTTGTTTGACAAAGAGAACTTTGATATTGAAGTTTATGAAATAGTTGCTGGATCAGATAATGATGAGTCTCTAAGAAGATTGCGATTTTTGAAAGATGAAATCGAGGTTGATAATGATAATGTTATTTACGACCCAATTCTAAAAGAGAATGTAAAAGTGGATGAAACATATGTAGAATACTTCTTTGATATTAGAATTGATGATGAAATAGAAAAACCATTACTAAGCGAAACACAAAAGCAAATCATTTCACTTCCAAAATCAGATCCAGATTCGGAAGACGAGCCTTGCTTGGATGAACCAGTATGATAACGAAGACTAAACTACAAGATACACTTGGTGTCGGATTGCCAAATGTTTACTTCAATACGATTACTTTGAGTAATGGTGGTGATGTACGAAGAGCAATACAAGACCCTCACATTGATCACCCAAATGAAACAAGTGTAGCGAATCTAAATGAAATTTCAGATACTATCAAAAACAAAAGCCTGAATATCAATATCAATATTGTCTTGAAAGAGGCAATGACTGAAAATGCTACATTAAATTTTCTTACAAATAAAAATATCCTTGAATACATCAATGTAGCAGTTGTGCAATGCACTAGTAGAACTCTCCATGATGCTATACTAAAAAACCCAAGTGAGTGGCTAAAAGATAGCACTCAAATGGAACAATATAGTGGATTGAAAAAGAATGTTATTTCTATAAGTGAATTTATACTCAGCAAGACTCAATCCAGTACGACAGGTGAAACAAAAGCCGGAATTACTGAGACGAATGCAGCAGCAGCAATTAATCAACTTCCGTATGCCAAAAATCAAGATTCGCAAGGAAATATTGTTTTTGATATAGGCTTGTCGACAGACTTTATAATTGGTCCTTCTGAAGGTGGTGCCAATGTAAACTTTTTATCTTATTTTTCGTATGCTTATTTCGATCTAAATCAATTCTTGACTGATAGTGAGGTCATGGATCAATATAATGTGTCGCAAGACTTTTTAGATGTGTTATCTATAGGAGAAGCTTCTTCTGAGTTGGTAATAGCTGGCGGCAATACAAATACCACATCCTTCGTTTTTCTAGATGATCAAAACAACTATTGGCTTGGACCAATACATCAAATGGAAGATGGTTCTTGGATGAAAGGCACAGAACATCCTGTGAATCCTGTTGAATCAGATTACTTGACAAAAGTTGAATTACCAAATTCAAAAATCGTTGATAATAGAGAAGTTATTAATGTCGAGCAGATAAACTTAGATTACCTGAAGTTTTCAGATTATTTTACTAATGATGAGGCTTTGCTAGCTCTGACCAAGAGCCTAAAGACTGATGGTATTTACAAAAAGAAGCCACAATTAGTTTCAGATTTATATCTAACAAGAGACAAATTCAATAATGCCAGATTTATGTTTAGTTTGAATGTTCATGAGTCAATCAAGAACAGTACAATCTTTCCGGGTCTGCTTGATGCAATCAAGAAAGTAGACAAGTTAGAGTATAATAAGATTATAAATAATTCTTCTATAACAGAATTCAAACTCTACAGGCAACGAGTTCGCTCACAAGAAGTAATTCAAAGTGATATCAACAGAACAAGCTTTTCTTCTTTAGATGCTAAAAAGTTGATTGTGAATAGTAGTGACAGTAATGGATACTTGAAAACTGTAACCTCTAAGACAAAAATCAAAAAATCAAAAAAAGATAATGTTTTCAAAATTGGATCTATCAAAGAATCGGTTTTCAAAATAAAAAACAATATCGGTATTAGAAGCTTTACTGGCACAGATTTTGACATAGCAAAACAGTTAGACGGCATGTATGAGTATAGTCTCGAAGTCAGTATGTCAGATCCAGTCGTCCCTTATCTTATAAGCAAGTTATCGAATCTATCAGAGACATTGAACGGAAGTGTTACAAAATTCGCTGGGAAGAAATTTGGTCTGAAAGAATATTATCACGATGCAATATCAAGCCCTGCATACTATGACACATACACAAATCGTTTTACACTAGATTTCTTAGAGTTCTATGGAAACAAATACGGAGATGACGGAACGACATCGAATTTCTTGTCAAATGCAATTGGCACATATACTGAAATTTTGATTCTGATGGGCTTTGGCTCTAAAGAATCTGTATTTGATTCTTTCAAGTTGTTTGAATATTTGTATAAGCTATCTAGCCCAAATACAGGAAGTCCTGACGGAGTTGGGTTATTGATAAAGTTGATTGAAGATTTTATCGAAAAGCTAGACACTTTATTGAAGTCAGCTACGGCATATGCAAAAAAGCCACAACAAGGAACATCTAACTCTTTGGGAAATACACCCAATATTTTAGGTGGCAAAGCACAAAAAACTTTCAAGCTTGAGCACGATTTCAAGACTTTGTACGATGCATCCATTCCAGCATCATTTGGGCTTGATTACTTGTCTATGTCTGAAGATGAACCACTGAACAACCTAGAAGGATTGTTGGGAGTAACTTCTGGTCACATTCAACAAAGAACCGAAAAAGAAGTACAAAAATACTTTACAGGTCAAGCAGTAGACATATCTATTCAAGATAGCAACCTAAATGGCTCTAACACATTGAACCCCGGCGATTCTATAGAGAACAAGCGATATACTTTTTTATCCCCATCTTTGGTAAAGATTCCAACAAGAACAACGACTTCTATTTTGTCAAACGGTTCATTATCGCAGGACTATAAAGAACTAAATGATTTGGCTTTGGATATTGCAAGGTACAACGAAGATACTTCAAAAATTGGAACACTTCTGTCAGGAGATGAGAAAAAGTCCGGTGCCATATCTATCGAAGACCAAAAAAGAAGATTTGATCTTGTGAGTTATTTTGCTGAAAAAGGAACGACATTTTCTACATTCAAGCCCCTTGGTACTACAACTAATGCAACATCAACCCCTTCAGATTCTAATGCTGCAACGGCCGTTGGAAATACTTTGTTAGATATTGGGTCAAATATATTTTTGAATACTGAAAACTCACAAACAACTTTCGGCTTCAATGATGTTGAGATTTTAGATTCATCTACAAATCCTAACACCTTACTTCAAACCCTGTTTCAAATAAATGACACTAGGTTTTTCTCCAAGTATAATCAGCAGATATTTTACGATGTTTCTATTTCTGGAGCAGGTAAAACATTCAAAGATGAATTGTTGGCATATGCTTTGATTTCAGGTATTGCAGGAGCATTCGGAGAGGAAACAGAAGAGCAGGCACCTCTAACAAGAGGACCAAATCAACTAAAAGCTCTGATGTTATCTTTTGTCAAGTCACAATCTGTAAAATACCCTACAATATTCGAGGCAGGAATTCAGAAAGATCCACTAAAAAATCCTCAAAACTTTGGGTTTATTTATTTCAATTACAAAAATCTAACAAGGATTGAAGTATTGAGATCTTTCAATATGGTCGATGAAAGCCTCTTTCTCGGAGAGCCAGTCTGGACAGACTTGCAACCAGAAGACTTGACAGGAATTACTAATGTTCCTTTGTTGTGTCGCCACAAAAGACACACCAATTTGCAACATGGCTTTGATACAATACCAAAGTTGCAAATGCCTTCATATGATGAGTATTTTTTCCTTACTCCGGAATCAAATTTGGAAGACATAGCAAATCAAGCTGAGTTGATTCCAAGCACTCCGGGAGTACCTTCCAGTGTAAGAGGGGTCAACAACAGGTTATCAAATCCGCAAAGAGGAACATTTGGCATACCTTCTGGACCAAGAAATGGTGCTTTGTCTGATTTCAAATTGAAAAAAGATAAATATATGGAACAAAGAGTGCTAAACTTTGAGCCTCCAACAAGAGGCGGAGAAAGAGGACCGGTTAGAAATGAATATACAAAATCAACATTTGTAACCAATAAAAAAGGTATAGATCAATTTGGAATCAACATTGATCCACAAGAGATTGCAAAAGAGACTAATCGAGTTGTAAGCATGCCAAGAGCCGAACAATCTAAAGCAATGAGGGATCTAGGAATATCAGAGCAGCAAATTCAAGGAAAGCAGTTGGCAACAACAAAGACACCTGCAAATCCAACAACATCGCAAGATTTTGACCTAAAGAATGATATTGCTGGAAAAAACAAAGGAACTACTTATAATAGGTAGGTGATATAAAATGCCAATTGATTTTGATTTACTAAAATATACAACAGGCAAGGGATCTGACGATCCCCCGCAAGGTGCTACAACAGACAAAAAAGCCATTTTATCTGTAAAGCCTGCAAATGGCACAGATCCGTCTATAGTCAAAACAAGTAAAGCAATAACGGACACTGTTACACAAAATCAAGAAAAACTTACTAACGAACATTCCTTGATAACTAATGGCGGAATATTCTTCCCAGCAAATACCCCTGAGCTTTTTGAATATACACCCTTTTCTCAAGATCCATTTAGGCAAAGCATGGGATCGATGTTCGTTCAATATGATGTTGGGCAACTGGATGTAGTAAGAAATGCACCAATTGAAGCAAACTACAAATGGTCAGATTCAACTGCGGATAGTCCAAAGTCTTTTATTGAAGAAAATAAAAAATATTTGACACCAAAGAATTATTACAATGCAAACATTGTAAAGTTTTCTGTGTCAGGCAGAACAAGAATCAACAAAGAGACTGTTCCTATATTCAATTTTGCAGATATTTTTCATGTCAAATTATATTACGGTCAGCAAGAAGGTAGTCTAAAAGACAGTATTGGAGGAGACAACAATCCGTCTTTTAATAGATTGAAGCTAGATTTGCTTTCATTGTTTTTTACTGTCGATCAAAAAATGGAAGGCTACACATATAATGCTGGAAGTGCAGAGCAAAGTCTAGACATACAATTCTTATCCAAAGCTTCTGGGTTCGGATTCGATTCAGTAATGTCCGATGAAAACAATCAAATTGTTAGTTCGATTATAGGATCTTATTCAAGTCTGCCTGATGTAGTCAAATCCATTGCAGCAGAGGTTCTCAAAAATATTGAAGATACTGTATACTACGATCACACTTTTAGAGCAGATGCAGCTATATCAGAAGAAACGGTGCCTTTGTTTGGCGAAGAACTTGGGCAGAATACTCTAATTGCAGACATCAAGCCGGTGTATAACTTCTTTTCAAGAAAATATGAAGATGCACAAATACCAGAAACAGCGGCAGCAAACATATATATAAATCCAAATATCCCAGCACAGGGAAAAATATTAGTTCCCGGTGGTGCTGTTGGAAAGCCTACAGTTTTTGTTGATACAACGAATTTTGAAAAATATGGATCAGCAGTAATACAAAACTGTGTGGATAAAGACATTTTGCAAAGTCAACAGTTCTCTAGAAAGAACAGTATCATTGTTTTCGATTCAGAATCCAAGCTACTAAATAACCGTGCAGAGGATGCAAAAGAGCAATTCCCTTTCTATAACACAATTGAGTTCAAGCCAGATAGCAATAGGGCTGTGTCAACCATGATGCGGCAGCATGGAATTTTGGATGACTTTATAAAGTCCTTGATTACCAAGTATTATGGGTCGACATTTAGTCTAAAATATGGAACTGAGGAATCAGTAGAAACAATTGGAAAACAAATTGGTTTTGCATTAGCGGGTGTGTTGATTCCAAATCAGCCTTTTAGTGTAGTATCAAAAATAAAAGATCCAGCATCATTTGATTTTTTTGACAAAAAAGATGAAACATATGTTCGAAATCCTTCTTTTTTTCAATATGATTTTACAAAATGGCTAGAATATTACATCTATGAATTGAAAACACCAAACTTAGATGATCTGCCATTCACACTTTTTGATGATAGTTTTGTAAACGGTTTGACGAGATTCTTTGTCGGTGAAAAATCAGATCTAAGTCAAGCAGCAGAGGTCAATACCAAATTTGACAAAATGATAAATTTGCTGATGTTCTTGCCTAAATATAAGAAATTTGTTGAACAACAGTCTAGAACCTTTGCAGACCTTCTTGGTGCTGGCAAGTGTTACTCTGAGACTCTTTTTTACAGAGTTGAGAAAACAGATCAAGAAGGAAATGTTGTGCAGCAAATTTTCATAACCAAGCCTGAAGAAGCCGATATTGTAAAGTATATTGACACACAAGTTCAATATGGTAAGAAGTATGAATACAATATTGTTTCATATCAGCTTGTTATAGGAAGCAAGTATCAGTATAAGTTTGCGAATGATAAGCCAAGCTTGTTTGATCCAACTGATGTAGACTTGTTGGCTTCATCTGATCCAAGTGGACCATATTATGTGCAAGATGGAGCTACGATATACACCGACGAAGAAGATATGCAGTTCTCTGTTTATTCAAAGTTTCAAACTATTGGAGGATCCAAAAAATCTGTTGATGATAAGCTGTCGATTTTTGGTGTATCAATGCAACCAGATGTGCGAATTATTGAAGTTCCATACCATAAAGAGTCAGATGTGGTTGTATTAGATTCTCCACCACTGACACCAATTGTCAATTTCTACCCGATACACGAAAAGAAAAACGATATTCTTATTTCTTTTGAAACTCAAACTGGAGATATTGAACAAAAGCCTGTATCTATTCTTGATGAAGATGACAAATTTTTTGAATTAGAAAGAATACAACAAAAAAGAACTTTACAATATACGGAACAGGGCGATGGAGCAGGTGCATATTCTGGTAAAAAAGTCTATGTTTATCCGAACTTGAGGTTCAAGTCGGATGACTTTTCATCCGAGTATCAAGTGTTCCGAATAGCAAATAAAAAACCAACAAGTTACAAAGATTTCAAAGGAAACTTGTATCAGATTTTGAATGTAAATGAAAGAACTGCATTTGTAGATAAAATTCAAACAAATACAAAATACTATTATACATTTAGATCAAGAGATTTGCATGGGAACATTTCTAACCCATCACCAGTATATGAGTTTGAGATGGTTGATAATTCTGGCACTGTATATCCAGTGATTTCTGTTGTTGATATGGAAACCGGCAAAGAAAGCACATATGATATGACAAAATCTATGAATAGATATTTGCAAATAGATGCTTCAGCAATTCAATCATATCTAAATGAAGAAAAGTCTGGTTTGAATGGTGCCACTGCGATCAACGAAACAATAGATCCTGTTTTAGGCTTATCTGAAGTGTCATTGTGGAATCAAAAAAGATTCAAGATACGATTGAGGTCGAGAAGCACTGGAAAAGCGATTGACTTGAATGTCGGATTCAAAACACGACACGATAAACAATCAATACAAAACACTGAAATATGTGACTAAATTTAAAAAAAATACTATTTATCGTATAATGTTACTCACATAGAGAATATATACATTATTGAGGAGTTTTAAAATGGCTTTTTTGGACAATAGCGGAGATATTATTTTAGATGCCGTTCTCACCGATGCAGGTAGGGCGAGATTGGCGGCAGGAGACGGATCATTCAAGATCGTAAAGTATGCTTTCGCAGATGATGAAATTGATTACTCAAAGTATGATAAAAACAATGCTAGTGGTTCTGCTTACTATGATCTCAATATTTTGACAACTCCTGTTTTAGAAGCCTTCACAAACAATACTTCTCTAATGAAAAGCAAGCTCATCTCTATTCCAAGAACAAACTTGTTGTATCTTCCTATTTTGGCGGTCAACGAGGTCGCAGATGTGGGGGCAAAGTTGAATGCTGGATCAGGACAAGCTAGTGGATCATTCGCTGTTTCTGTAGACCAAACAACAGACGACACTTTCGCTGCTAATCCAGATAGAGCTACTGGAGTATTCTTTGGAGTAAAGAACGAAACTAAATCGATTCAAATCGATCAAGGGTTGGCAACTGATTCAATTTCTAAAGATCAAGAATTGGATGCATCTCTTGTAGAAACTCATTTCATTCTAGAAATGGACAATAGATTGGGAACTTTGCAAAGCCCAAATGGAACATCTCAAGGATACTCTTTCTTAGATGATGACAATATCGCAGCATACAATATTTCAAACACTGGCGATAATCAAGGATTTTTTGTACCTTTGACTGGGCAAGACAACTCTCCACTTGCTGGACCAAGAGGAGTTGCTTTCAAGTTTAGAATCAGACCTTCATTGGAACTTCAAACAAGCAACTTCTTGTTTACCAAGCTTGGAACAACAGGTAATAGCTGGACTGGAATTAGTGGCGAAACTTTTTCATATATCGACACTATTGTAAGACTAACAGGTGCAACTACTGGATATAAATTGAGTATTCCAGTTAGATTTATAAAACAAGAATAACGAGGTAGACTAAAGCTATGGCGACCACTTTTAAAAACTTTCTGAATGAAGATGTGACTTCAACCCGAACATTATTGCACGAGTCCATCCCGATTACAGGCTCTATTGTATCGGGAACTTACAACGAAGGCAATTCCACAACTGAGACAAATATCAAAAATTACTCACACGGGTTGTTTCAGTCTGTATATGACTACCCATACTTGAGTTCTTCTGCAAATCATATTTTTGATTTGACTATTGGATATTCGAATGAGTCTGGTCTTTCTTCTTCTGCAAATACACAAAATGCAGATAAGATCAATCTTTATAATCAAATGGCTCAAGTTTTGGTTGGACATGATCCAACTGGAAACATTAGAAGATTTGATGAAGATGGAGACTTGACTGCTGGAACTAAATTAGATGAAGTTGTGTTTGTCAACTTTGCAAGACTTCTCAACAAAGATGAAGTAAAGAAAGGAAGTTTTACCTTAGAGTTTGGACTTGATGAAGATTATCAAACAGCAAGTTTCGATGCTGGTGAAAACTTTAGAAAAAGAGTCCAATGCTCAGACCTTAGTGGTACCACTTCTTATTTGGTAAACTCCCCAGCAGGAGAATATGGAATCCTCTATGCAACTTCTAGTACAGGAACCTCCTATCTTGAAAATGAAGAAGTACCTGTAGGGTTGGTCTTCTATCAAGCTGGTGTGGCTGTTATCTCTGGATCGTTATTTAGACCATCAGATGAAGGCGGTTTGCTTGATGCTGCAACAATGGATGCTGTTCCATTCGGAGACCCAATTGTAAATGATAATGGTCGTACAGGATTTGATTTCGTTTCTGGTTCTTCCGTTTCGGGATCTTGTTCATCTATTAGAAACAGAATTTACAATATTAGCTTCAACAACACAACAGAATTGAACTCAACTATCTACTTCTGTCGTGCATCGCATAACGAGTTCAACTATAGTTCGAACCCAACTTACTTGTCTTCTAGTCAGATTAGAGTAAAGGACAGTACTTTAGATGAACCAGTATCGTACATCACAACTGTTGGGCTTTACTCTGCAAACAACGAGCTTTTGGCCGTTGCTAAAGTTTCCGAACCACTCAAGAAAACTCCAGACACAGAGCTTACCTTAAGAGTCAGATTAGATTACTAATGTAGGTCAAGGAGGTAGAAGCTGTGGCATATTACCAATTTGGACCAGACGATATAGTTTTCAATATCCTCAAGGCAAATCCTAGAGTTCAATTCTATGTCTATCAGAATGCTGTATTCTTCAATAACAGACCTGAAATACTTGGTGATAGATCAAATAGTAACATCAATGGTGTTCCTGCGGGATACATTAGTTTGTATGAACTAAATGTTGACCGTACAGCGAATGACTTGATTTATCCGTTCATAACTAAGAATGGAAGTCTCACCACATTCAGCACAATGTCAACCAGAGAATACAACTCTGATTTTCAATATGGAGATACTATAACGGGCAGCTATCCTCTGTCTGCAAGTATTAGTAAAGACTATTTTACTCAAGGGCAATCAAGAATAAAAGTAGATGCATTGCAAAATACTTTGAATTATTACTCTGCCCACTCACCACATTATCAGTTTAGTTCTTCATTGGGAGACAAATCAGACCAAGAGCTTGGACTCATAAGCATACCTTCAATTTTTTATGGGAGTAAAATAGAGAAGGGAACAGTGGAATTAAATTTTTATATCTCTGGAACTCTTGCTGCTCAATTGAAAGATGTAAACAAGAATGGAGAATTGATTCAGGTTTCTGGAACAGCCAACGATCTTGGATCAGATTATGGATCTGGATCTGTTGCTGGTGTTGTTTTGTACAATGAGGGTTTTGTTGTTCTAACCGGTAGTTGGGATTTAGATCCAGATCACACTGAGGCTTACACAGGGGGATCGCCCACTAATCCAAAATGGTCTTACTTCGCCCGAGGTGCAAATGATGGCACATCAACAAGCATACCTTCATCTAGTTACGGTCTGAAATTTTCAGGATCAACTGAAACTCCGGTGATGACAATGTTTGCAAATGCTGATCGAGGAATGTTGAACTTCTCAAACAATCCAACTTTCTTGTCGCACTCTCAAAGCACTTCTGGAATCACAAGCTCATATGGATATCAAGAGCCTACAAATGTTGTGATCAAAAATACTGTAAGTGGAGCTTTTTCTGATTACAATGAATCCTTCAAAAAGCAAACTTTTGTGTCTAAAATCGGCATTTATGATGAAGACATGAATCTCATAGCAGTTGCCAAACTTGCTACCCCTGTCAAAAAAACTGAAGAAAGAGACTTGACATTCAAACTAAAACTTGATATATAATATAAATGATTCTAGGATTAGACATTTCAACTAGTATTATTGGTATTACCATCTTGAACAAAGACGGCAATATTATACATACAGAAGCATTAGACCTGCGAAATAAAAATCACTACCCAGATGTGTATAAGAAATACGAAAGAGTTTATGCTTATTTCTTGGAACTGAAGTTAGACTATAACTACAATTTCACACATATCTTCATTGAGCAAAGCCTACAAATGTTTCGCTCTGGTTTTTCCTCTGCAAAGACTTTATCAACACTTTCCTCGTTCAATGGGGTGGTTTCCTACCTTTGCTACAGAGAACTAAAGAAGAAACCAGAGCACCTTTCAGCCGCTTCTGCTCGCAAATCCTGCGGTATCTCTATTCCAAAGGGGCAAAAAGCAAAAGAAGTGGTCGTTCGGTTTTTGCTTGACAACGAGCCCAAGTTTGTAGTAGAGTACACGAAATCAGGCAATCTCAAACCTAAATATTATGACATTGCCGATAGCATTGTAATAGCAAAAGCAGGATACGAACTTGTCCAACAGCGAAAAGATAACAATCCTTAAAGATTTCCTCGGTGGCTACAACAAGTCAGGAGGCGAATATCTTTTCACTTGCCCTAAATGTAATCACCATAAGAGAAAACTAAGTGTAAACATTGATAAAAATGTTTTCAAGTGTTGGATTTGTGAATACAGCGGCACTAATATTGGTCGCCTTGTTCGAAAGTATGCCGATTTCAATCTCAAAGCCAAATGGAAGGAGATTTCAGGTCAATACGAAATCGAGCAGTTTGACGAGATTATTGCCTCTCTCTTCCCTGAAGAAGAGGAAGAGTTGGACGAGATCGTAAAACTCCCAAATGAGTTCGTATCCCTCGCAAATAAAAGCAGATCTTTGCTTTCTACCAAAGCACGGAACTACCTTACGAGACGAGGGATTACAGAAGAAGACATTTTGTTCTGGAAGATAGGATATTGCCCGAGCGGAGAATACGGAGGAAGAATTGTTATTCCTTCATTCAACGAAAATGGTGATTGCAACTATTTTATTGGCAGAACCTATCAGGGAGACTGGCGAAAGTACATGAATCCGCCAACTTCCAAGAGCAAAATCATCTTTAATGAACTTTATATTGATTGGGATGAAGAATTAATCTTGACAGAGGGAGTATTTGATGCTATAGTCGCTGGGAAAAACTCGGTACCTATCTTGGGATCGTCGTTGAAGGAGCAATCTAAGTTGTTTAAAAGTATTATTTCTAATGATACGACAGTTTATGTTGCTTTGGATCCAGATGCCGAAGAGAAAGCATCGGGTTTGATTGAAAACTTAATTAAATATGGTGCGGAAGTATACAAAATAGAAGTTGCTCCGTACAGTGATGTAGGCGAAATGCCGAAAAGAGAATTCCTTAAGAGGAAGAAAGCCGCTAGGCTTATGTCATCGGAAGATGCATTTTTACAAAAGTTTATCAGCAGTTTTAATTTTTAATAAAGGAGAGTTTAATGAGTCAATTGGAAGATATCCAACTTAGCGATGATACTTTGATTACCTTGACATATGAAGATGTCTACGAAGGTCGTCATTGTGATGATGAGTTTGAGCAATGGGCAGTGGAAAACACAAGCACAGTAGAAACTTTGGTTGAGGTAATCAATAGTGGTGTAAATGTTTTGGCTGTTTATGGCAACAAGCCCATTATGAACTCTGTTCCAGACTACATGGAGTCAGATTTTACTGAGGCTATGGAAGGAACAGAGGTTGGAAGCGAAGGATTTACTGAAAAACTTAGTGATTTCTTGACTTCTAACTACATGGATATGGACAGTTTTATTGAACGAACTGTTGAGCAGTGGGATTACAAGGAAGGTTCTTGTACTGTTGCTGCGACCATTAAGGTCACACTAGGAGATCTTCGTCAGAACGAAGAAGTATTTTCTGGTTGGACCGCTTCAGTGCCAATGGGAAAAGGCACTTTTACAACTGAACTATAAAGGAGTTTATTTTGAAGAATTTATTTATTTTATTTACCGCTTTCACTTTTGCAGCAGCATTCATTGGCTGTGAAGAAGAGGAAGAAACTACTGTAGAAGAAGCAGCAGATGCTGCTGAAGGCGAGGAAGCCGCTGAAGAAGAAGCGGAAGAAGAGCCAGCAGAAGAAGAGGTAGAAGAAGAAGCCGAAGAGGAAGCCCCTGCTGAAGAAGAAGCAGAGGAAGAAGTCGAAGGCGAAGAGGCAGCAGAAGAAGAGGAAGAGGCTGAAGAAGAAGCCGATGCCGAAGAAGAAGTTGCCGAAGAAGATGCTACTGACGAAGAGGAAGTAGTTGAAGAAGAAGAAACTGAAGAAACCGAAGGAGAATAACTTGAAGAACTTTTTTATTGCGACACTGATTGTTTTTGGATTGGCTGGCTGTGAAGACACAACCACACCAGAGGACACTACAACAGAGCAGACAACTGGTGTAAAGTTTACAGGAGCAAATGATAATGGCACAACAACCCCAGAAACTACTCCTGTCAGCACTACGACAGAAGAGGCTGGAACGACAAACGAAACTGGAACAGGCACAACTCCAACGGAAGTTGAAACTGGCACAGAGACGGAAGTTGAGCCAACCGAAACTGAAACTACTCCAGAAGAGTCTACTGAAACAGAGCAGGTAGAGGGTGTAACCCTCGCCGATCTGACGGCAGAAGATCTTGCTGAGATTGAATCTCTAAGGCAAAATATCTTTGCTGGGATTAGTGTAGGTGAAGGTCTTTATGTAAATCAGGTAAATCTAGCCCTAGAAGATCTCGGTCTTTATGACGGAGGAACCCAATGGGGAGCAGAAGTAGATTTGCCAGAGGTTTCTAGTTGTCCTTTTGTTGAGTTTTATAACAATACAAAACCACTTTCAGAGGCTAGTTGCGAGTATTTGGTTGACCAAGCAAGGTCGAGTGCTTACTCTAAACTGGCAGCAGCACTACAAACTGAACGACAAAACTTCAACTCTGAACTATCAGAGCAGGACTTTTGGTACGAGCAGGGTGCTATTAGTGGTCTAGAGAAAACCCGTGTTGTAATTCAAGTTCAAATGAAAACCGGAGGTCTTTGTAATCAAACCCCAACAGCAGTAGAGAGTTCTAAGGAAAAAGGGCTTGTTGTTGGTCGCCAGCATTTTATCAACACAATGAATAACTGGCTGACTACCAATGAATACAAGGCTGATTATCCAGTAATGTCTGACCCTATCGAAGTATGTGATGCCAACATTGCTCTTCTCGACCCTGTTTATGATGAGGCTGTCAATACAATCTCGCAAGCAGTAACAAGCACTCCTCTGTGTCAGGATTTTGTCCCAACAGACGGAGACGAAGAGTTCTTGTATGCCCAAGCAAAAACCGACTTTTCCAATGCGGTTGAGCAGGGTATTACAGATGAGTTTTCTTTGGCTGCTGTAAAGATTTTTGAAGTTGTCCCTTGTAATGTGTCAGACCCTATCGTTATCGACCTCAATGGTAATGGTAAGTTTGATGTGACTGCGATTGAAAAAGGTGTAAACTTTGCCATGACTGGTCGTCGTAGCCAAGCAGTATCTTGGGTAAACGGAGACGGTTTCCTGTTCTTTGATGCTAACCAGAATGGATTAGCTGATAATGGCTTGGAACTTCTTGGAACAGACATCAAATCTAAGTCTGGTTTCGACCAACTTGCTTGGTTTGATACAAACAAAGACGGAACTTTCAGTTCGGCAGACAAGCAGTTTGACCAGTTCTTCGTGTGGAATGATGTAAACTCCAATGGAACTTGTGAAAAAACAGAAGTATTTACTTTGAGTAAATTCAACATCACAAGCATTCCGTTGACTACACAGACTTCAAACACAGTTGTAAATGGAAACTTGGTCAAAACAACCGTTCGTGCTGCCACAACCAAAGAAAATGCTAGTATTCTTATGGGAGATATAAACTTGCGATCAGCAGCTTATCCTCGCCTGTAAAACTAAAAAAATACTTGACATTACAAAGCTCCTCTGCTACTATGTAGGGGAGCTTTTTTATTAGGAGAATAAAATGTACTATGATGTGATTGTTCTAAGTGGAGGATTTGACCCAATGCATGTCGGTCACCTTCGTATGATCCAAGAATCTGCTAAAATGGCAGAGATTGTTATTGTCGGGGTGAACTCTGACGAATGGTTGATGAGAAAGAAGGGTTATATTTTTATGCCCCACGACGAAAGAGTTGAAATGGTACAAGGTACAAGGGGTGTATCAAAGGCTATGTCGTTTGACGACGACGATAACTCTGCCTGTGACCTTTTGCGAAAGGTTCGAGCATTGTGGCCTAACTTCAAGGTAGCATTTGCCAACGGAGGAGACAGAACTTCTGACAATATCCCAGAGATCCCAGTAGCAAAAGAACTAAATGTCCACCTTATTTGGGGAGTAGGCGGAGGAAAAATCCAAAGTTCTAGTGACTTGGTTGACGGTTTGGTTGGAACTTCTGCTCGTATCTATAAAGACAACCGAGAAGAATGAAAGTTGGTGATTTAGTTTATTATCTAAGTCCAATAGGGCTACCAGAAGAAAATCCACTAGCAATCGTAGTGGAGATAGACGAAGAAAAGGATGTTGCTTGGATAAGATGGATAGACAACAACCAGAAAGACATGATGCCAATAAAGTTTTTAGACATTCTCCAGCCTTCGAAGTCGGAGACCTCGTAATGGTAAAGGACAGTCTAGAAACTCTCGGCATAATCTCAGAAGTAAAAGGCAAAATACAAGGGGCTAATCATGATTGGAATAGGTACTATTACATGGTTATACCAATGGGGTCAAAATACCCAGTTCCAGTGTGGAACAAAGAACTTGAATTAGTAAGGAAGGCAAAATGAAGATCGCACATGTAAGTGACATTCACATTCGGAACCACCGATACCACGAAGAATACACTGCTGTATTTGAGGAACTCTATGCTAAACTGCGAGAACTCAAGCCAGACATTATTGTAAACACTGGTGATACAGCACACACTAAACTACAACTAAGCCCTGCTTATTTTCACATGACCGCCAAGTTTTTTGAGAACTTAGCAGACATAGCACCCCTTCATGTGATCTTGGGGAACCACGACCTCAACCTTCGTAATCCGGGTCGCATTGATGCTGTAACTCCGATTGTCGAGGCACTAGACCACAAGGACATTCACTTCCACAAGTTCTCACAAGAGGTAGATTTGGGTAATGGCTTTGTTCTGAATGTCTTGTCTGTTGTCGATGAGGACAAGTGGGTTGACCCAACAGACGAAAGCAAAGTAAATATTGCTCTTTTCCACGGCTCTGTTGCTGGTGTTACTACTGATACTGGCTGGGTAATGGACCACGGAGACATAAACATACAGCAGTTTGCTCCATTTGACTATGTTTTGCTCGGAGACATTCACAAGACATACCAGAAACTAGACGACGAAGGGCGAGTTGCTTATCCCGGCTCTCTGGTTCAGCAGAATTTTGGCGAGACCCCTGATAAAGGATTTTTGCTTTGGGATATTGCAGATAAAGAAAACTTTACTTGCGAGCACTATTCGCTTACAAACCCAAAGCCATTTATCACTATCGAACTTACCCCAAAGGGAAAGATGCCCAAGAACTTGGATGTCCCCAATGGAGCACGACTTCGCTTGGTGTCTCAGAACAACCTGCCCCTCGATGTTATGCGACGAGCAATGGATATTTCCAGAACTCGTTTCAAGCCTGAAAGTGTAACTTTTCTCAACAAAGCATCTGGTCAGCGAGCAGATGTAAAGAATTTGACTGACGGACTTGACACAGAAGACTTGCGAGACATCAAGACCCAAGAAAAGCTAATCAAAGAGTATCTCAAAGATTTTGAGGCTTCAGAAGAGACTTTGGAAAAAGTTTATTCCCTCAATCGACGATACAATACTATGGCAGAAGAGGAAGAAGAGGTAGCCAGAAACATCAACTGGTCGCTCAAATCATTTGAGTGGGACAACCTCTTCAACTATGGCGAAGGAAACAAGGTAGATTTTACCAAACTCAACGGAATCGTTGGTATTTTTGGTAAGAACTACTCTGGTAAGTCTTCGATTATTGACGGATTCCTGTACACTCTCTTCAATTCTACCAGCAAGAACGAAAGGAAAAATCTAAATGTAATCAACCAGAATAAAGATAGAGGATGTGGTCGCCTTGAGATTGCTATTGGTGAAAAAGATTTTCTAATTGAGAGAGAGTCAACTAAGTATATCAAGAAACTCAAAGGTGAGGAAACCCTAGAGGCTAAAACCGACATCAATTTTTCCTGCTACGACCATGTAACTCAAGAGGAGGAAGAACTCAACGGAGATAGCAGAAACGGCACAGACAAGAACATTCGTAAGATGTTTGGAACAGTAGACGATTTCCTGCTGACTTCTATGTCGTCTCAAGTGGGTAGTCTCACCTTTATCAATGAAGGCTCCACAAAGCGAAAAGAAATCTTAGGCAAGTTTCTTGACCTCTTGATCTTTGAAAAGAAGTTCAAGAAAGCCAAAGAAGATGCTGCGGATATGAAGGGAGCCCTAAAACTATTGGAGGGCAAAGAATATGAGACCGATATCGCAGATACCACAGAAGCACTTGAACAAAACTCTTCCTCAAAAGAAAAGCAAGAGCAGAAATGTCGTAAATACTCCGAAGCAATCACGAGGACTGAAAACTCTATCAGCGAGATTGACCGGAAGATTGGTTCTATCCCAGCAGAGATAATCAATATCGTTGAGGTCAAGGAAGAGCAGATCTCTAAGCAAAAAGAGGTCAAGACTCTTACCAATCAAATCAACGAACTCAAAGAAGAAAATAAAACAAAAAGAGTAGATCACCAGCGAATCAACGAAGCCTTAGAGAGTTTCGACATTGATTCGCTCCGTGCCGTTCAAAAAGAGATTGCCGAAAAGCAGATTGTTTTGGAAGGCACAAACCAGACAATCGAACAGCAAGAGTACCGATTGGAGCAGAACAAGAACAAGGTAAAACTTCTCTTGGAAGTTCCTTGTGGTGATGAATTCTCTTCTTGTAAGTTTATCAAAGATGCTTACAATGCTCAGGGCAATGTTGTTGTTATCGAGCAGAACCTCAGAGACCTTCGCAATGAAAGCGAAACACTCTATGAGGACATTGAGCAACTCAACCCTAAAACAATCGAGCGAAAGATTGATAAGTACGAAGAAGTTCTCGAAATGCGAGACGATATCTACAATACTATCAACCAAAACGAACTTGTGGTCGAGAAGAACGAGAGTAAAGTATCTACACTCAATCTAGAAATCGAAAAACTCCAAGGAAAAATAGAGGAATACGAGGAAAACCGTGAGGCTATTGAGAACTTGGAAGAACTGCTCGAACAAAAGGCAGAACAGCAAAATAACCTCAAAGCACAGCAAATAATCTTGGACGAGTGTAACGAAGAGATTATTGGTCTAATCAAAGAGCGAGGTTCGCTGGAGCAGAGATTAGAAAATCTTACTAACCAGAAAGAAGAAATGGAAACTCTGCGAGATAACTTTGCTGCCTACGACTTGTTTATGCGGTGTATGCATACCAATGGCATCTCTTTGGATGTTATC